CTTCTTTATTAGAAACAACAACCTCATCATTCTCAACCTTCAAGACATAGTCTTTATTTTCTTCAATCTCCATCATCAAGATTTTTTCAGAAATTAAATCCTCAATTTTATCTTGGATTGCTCTTTTGATTGGTCGAGCTCCAAATGTTTCATCAAATCCCACTTTAGAAATGTAATCGATTAGATCTTGTTCATAAGTGAAAATATATTTCTTTTCTAAGACTCTTTTTAGTAGTCTGTCAACCTCAAGTTTTGTAATTACATCAATATGTTTCTTTTCAAGTGAATTGAATATAACTACATCATCAATACGATTTAAGAATTCAGGGGCGAAGAATTTACTTAGTTCTTTTTTAAGAATTTCTCTTTTCTCTTCTTCTCTAACCGCCTCACTTTTACCTGTTTTGAATCCAACACCAGCACCAAAATCTTGTAATCTTTTAACACCAATATTGGAAGTCATAATGATCAAACAATTTTTGAAGTTGATCTTACGACCTAACGAATCCGTAATGTGACCATCATCTAACAACTGAAGAAGTGTTGAGAAAATGTCTTTGTGAGCTTTTTCAATCTCATCAAATAATACAACAGAGTAAGGTTTGTTTTTAACTTGTTCTGTTAATTGACCTCCTTCATCATGACCAACATATCCTGGAGGTGATCCGATCAAACGAGAAATAGTATGTTTTTCTTGGTATTCACTCATGTCCACACGAATCATATTATCTTCACTTCCAAAGATTTCTTTTGCCAATTGTTTTGCCAAATATGTTTTACCAACACCTGTAGATCCTAAGAAAATAAATGAACCGATTGGTTTATTTGGGTCTTTAATACCCATTCTATTTCTACGGATTGCTTTTGTAATTTTTAAAACCGCTTCTTCTTGACCAATTACTTTTGAACTCAAATTATCAGTCAAATTAATAAGATTATTCCTTTCATCAAGATTGATGTTTGAAATTGGGATTTTAGTCATGTTTGAAACAACCTCGTAAACTAATTCTTCAGGAATAGTTCTTTTACTACTTCTCAAATGTTCCTCAAATTTTTTCTTTTCTTCCTCAAGTTTTGCAATTACACCTCTTTCACGATCACGGAGTTCTGCGGCTTGTTCGTAGTCTTGTCTTTTGATTACGTTTATTTTTTCTTGTTTAATTTTGTTAGCCTCATCTTTTAAGTTTTCAATAACTTCAGGAAGTTTTATGTCAATTTGCATTCTTGCACCAACCTCATCCAAGATATCAAAAGCCTTATCAGGAAACTCACGATCTGTAATATAACGGTCCGCTAACTCAACAAATGTCCATAACGTCTCATCATCATAAGTCACTTTATGGTGATCTTCATACTTTTCCTTACTTAATTTAAGGATTTCAAAAGTTTCATCTTTTGTTGCAGGATCCACAACTACCTTTTGGAATCTTCTTTCTAATGCTCCGTCCTTTTCAAAGTTAGTTCTATACTCATCTAAAGTAGTTGCACCAATACACTGAATTTCACCTCGAGAAAGTGCAGGTTTGAAGATGTTAGATGCATCTAATGAACCTGAACTATTTCCCGCACCAACTATTGTATGAATCTCGTCAATAAACAAGATGATGTTTGGGGATGATTGAAGTTCTTCAATGATTACCTTCATTCTTTCTTCAAACTGACCACGGTATTTTGTTCCAGCAACCAAAGAATTCATGTCTAAAGAAACAATTCTTTTATCCATTAAATTCTTAGGACACTCACCATCATGAATCATCATGGCAAGACCCTCAACTATTGCAGTTTTTCCTGCACCTGGCTCACCAATAATAATTGGGTTATTTTTCTTTCTTCGAGAAAGTATCTGAGCAATCCTTAAGATTTCCTTCTTTCTACCAATTACAGGATCTAATTTACCTTCTTGAGCTAATTTGTTTAAATCCTTGCTAAAATTATCTAACACAGGTGTTCCTGAATCAGACTTTTTTTTCGCTTTATCATTTCCTTCATCCATAAATTCTAACATACTTCTATTGTTTTACATTCAAAAACTAATAAATAAATTTAGAAAAGTCCAATATTGTTATTTTGTCAGTATAAAAAAAATATACTGACATATTGACAGGTTTTATGGAATGGCATATATTTGGTAAAAAGTGTGGAAAAAATAAACATAAAAATAAAATGATAAAAAAATGGGAAAAATAATTGGAATTGACTTGGGAACAACTAACTCGTGTGTTGCCGTAATGGAAGGCAAGGAACCTGTGGTTATTGCTAACAGTGAAGGAAAAAGAACAACACCATCAATTGTGGGGTTTATTAAAGACGGTGAAAGAAAAATCGGAGATCCTGCAAAACGTCAAGCGGTAACAAACCCTGACAAAACAATTTACTCAATTAAAAGATTTATGGGATCATCTTTTGATGAGGTTAAAAATGAAACAACAAAGGTCCCTTACAAAGTTATTAAAGAAAATAACTCACCAAAAGTTCAAATTAACGATAGAACTTATTCACCACAAGAAATCTCAGCGGCCGTCCTTCAAAAAATGAAACAAACGGCAGAAGACTATTTAGGTCAATCTGTAACTGAAGCCGTAATCACAGTTCCTGCTTATTTTAACGATGCTCAACGTCAAGCGACTAAAGAAGCTGGTGAAATTGCTGGTCTTACAGTAAAAAGAATTATCAATGAACCAACAGCCGCGGCTTTGGCTTATGGTCTTGATAAAATGTCAAAAGACATGAAAATTGTAGTATTTGACTGTGGTGGTGGAACACATGACGTATCAGTATTGGAACTTGGTGACGGTGTATTTGAGGTGTTAGCAACTGACGGGGACACTCACTTAGGTGGGGATGACTTTGATCAGGCTTTAATTGACCACTTAGTTTCCGAATTCAAAAAAGAAAATGGTATGGATATTTCAAAAGATCCTATGGCACTTCAGAGACTTCGTGAGGCGGCTGAAAAGGCTAAAATTGAGTTATCTTCTTCACCTCAAACTGAAATTAACTTACCATATGTAACTGCAGATGCAACAGGACCAAAACACTTAGTAATGACTATCACAAAATCTAAGTTTGATCAATTAACACAATCATTGGTTGATAGAACAATTAAACCTTGTGAATCCGCTTTGAAAAATGCCAAACTAAAACCATCTGATATTGATGAGATTATTTTAGTTGGTGGATCTACTCGTATTCCTTCCATCCAAGAAGCAGTTAAAAAATTCTTTGGTAAAGAACCTTCAAAAGGGGTAAATCCTGATGAGGTTGTTGCTTTGGGAGCTGCAATCCAAGGAGGTGTTTTGGCTGGTGATGTAACAGACGTATTGTTGTTAGACGTAACACCACTTTCATTAGGTATTGAAACTATGGGAGGTGTATTTACAAAATTGATTGATGCGAACACAACTATTCCAACAAAAAAATCAGAAACATTCTCAACAGCTGCAGATAATCAACCAACAGTAGAAATACATGTTTTACAAGGTGAAAGAGCAATGGCAAGAGATAACAGAACTATTGGTAAATTCCACCTTGATGGATTACCACCAGCAAGAAGAGGAACTCCTCAAATCGAGGTAACTTTTGATATCGATGCAAATGGTATTATAAATGTATCTGCAGTTGATAAAGCAACTAACAAACAACAATCAATCCGAATTGAGTCATCTTCAGGTCTATCAAAAGAAGAAGTTGAGAGAATGAAACAAGAAGCTGAAATGAATGCGGAAGCTGATAAAAAATTAAAAGAGGAAGTTGATACTTTAAACTCCGCTGACTCATTAATTTTTCAAGTCGGTAAATCTATGGAAGATCTTGAAAGTAAAATTACTGAAGATGAAAAAACTGAAATTAATTCATCAATCGATAAATTAAAATCGGCTTACGACAAGAAAGACATTTCAGAAGTAAAAATTTTAATGGAAGAGGTTAATAAAAAATTCCAAACCATAAGTCAGAAGTTGTATGAACAAACAAACAACGCTGAAGCAACAGAAGAAGACTTTGCAAATGTAGAGTTCGAGGAAGTTAAATAATCTCTTAAATTTTAAAGTTAGAAATCCACCTTAGGGTGGATTTTTTTTTACTCATATTTATTTTTAAATAAAAAAATTATGGCAATAACAAGTGAATTAATTAGTGGAACAACGATTTTGAATGAAATAGAATCATCAAATATTGTAAGAACTGAGTACGATACCCTTACTAAAAAAATGATTGCAGAGTTTAAAAATGGTGCGAGATATGAGTATAGTGAAGTACCACATCAGAAATATACTCAGTTTAGAATGGCAGAATCTCAAGGAAACTTCTTTAACAAAAACATTTCCAAAGCACACACATATAAGAAACTATAATTATAAAGTATTTATCTATATGAATACTTCAGATATTATAAAAAGTTTTGAATCCCAAGAAAATCTAAATCCTAAAATTTGGGAGAAGGAAGGTAAGTCATATATGATGAGACCTGAAGTAAGAGAAAAACTTTTGGAAACTGCAAACGTATTTATAGATTTTTTAGGTGTTGATGTGATTGTAACTGATATAATAATGATTGGTTCATTGGTAAATTATAACTGGTCTAAGTTTTCGGATATAGATTTACATATAGTTGTAAATTACAACCAATTCCCAAATAACTCACAAGAATTATATGTTGAATTTTTTGATTTAAAAAAAATAATATTTAACGATAGACATAATATAAAATTATTTGGGTACGACGTTGAATGTTTTGTTCAAAGCGAAAGTGAAACAACATTTAGTAGTGGAATATATTCTGTTTTATATGATATGTGGGTTAATGAACCAAAAAAATCTGAAGATAAAAAAATTGATATAGATCTTCTAAAGGAAAAGGCCAATCAGTGGATGAGAATTATTGATGGTGTTGTTGATAATATCAGTGATGAAGATCCCGATGAAATCAAACGTTTGGTAAAAAAATACAAAGAAAAATTAAAGAAATTCAGAAATTGCGGACTTGAAAAAAACGGAGAAATGTCCTTAGAAAATTTAGTATTCAAATTACTGAGAAGAAATGGGTACATTGGGAAATTATACGAATTACCAACAGATCTTATAGACAAAAAATTGTCGATGAAACAATAAAAATCGGTAATTAAAAATAATTACGTTTATCGATATATTTATTAAGAAAAAATAATTTACATTAAATAACACAAATATGGCAGGACTTAGACCTATTGGAAGTGAAAAACTTGAGGGAATGGATAAAATCAGACGAATAATGGAAATTGCTCGTTACAATGAAAATATTCCTCAATCAGTAAATGAGACAAAGTCATCCGAATATAGAATAAATTTGGCTGATGGTAACACATATGAAATTGCTAAAGAAAGACAAGGTTATATTATTAAAAAATCTATCAATGAATCTGAGTTCGACTATATTGAACCAATGAAAGGTAGAAAATATTATTCATCTTATTCTCAGGCTTTAAAACGTCTTAACTTGATAACAAAAGAAGTTAATACCCTTTTTGAAAACGAAGAAGGTACTCCCCTTATCGGAGAGCAAAAAAAAAAGTACGTACTAAAAACTAAAAAACCTAAAGCGGCTGCAGCTCCTGATGCAGGAGCAGAATTACCACCAGCACCTGATGCGGGCGCAGCTTTACCTCCAGCACCTGACGCAGGAGCAGAATTACCTCCAGCACCTGATGCGGGAGCAGAATTACCACCGGCACCTGATGCGGGAGCAGAATTACCACCGGCACCTGATGCGGGAGCAGAATTACCACCGGCACCTGATGCGGGAGCAGAATTACCCCCAGCACCTGAAGAAGGAGGAGAAATGCCACCGGCACCTGAAGAAGGAGGAGAAATGCCACCGGCACCTGAAGGAGAAGAAGGCGAAGAGGAACTAGAAATCGACGTTGAAAAAAAACCAAAAGAAAAAAAAGTTTCAGACCTTAAAAGAATACAAATTCTTGTTGGTAAGTTAGCACAAAAAATTAGATCTTATGAGGAAGAAAAAGAACTTTCTTCTCAAAACGTTAAATACGTAATCAATTCAATTTTATCCGCACTTGATGTTGACGTTTTAGATGAGGACGATATCGAAGAAATCATTTCAAAATTAGAAGGTGGTGATGAAGATGAAGAAGGTGGTGATGAAGAAATGGATATGGAAGCTGAAGTTGAAGGTTATGAGGAAGAACAAGAAATGGTTCCCCCTCCACCGTCACCTGAAGGTGAAGAAGAAATACCATCACCTGAAATGGCCGAAGAATATGAAAGTTATGGCGACGCCTTTAGAGATTACTTACCAGCTGCTTATGGTAATGCCGCAATGAAAGGTGTATCAGGTGAACAAACAGAAGATTATGAAGATGACTACGATGTTATTGATTTTGAAGAAATTGACGAAGAAGATTATGCATCAAAAAACAGAAGAAAAAGACATTTTTATCCTGAAGTAGATGCTTTCACACACGGAACTTTTGGTGAATCTTCAGTAGATAAGGTTTTAAGTAAATATTTTACAATGTCAGAAGACGAAATAAAAAAACAAGATTTAAAATCTAATCAAAATTATCAATTGAATAAAAAGAATGTTATAAGACTTTCTGAAACAGTAGATCAAATGGATTCGGCTCTTGAATTTATTTCAGAAAACCCAAGAGTTAAACTTATGGGTTTATCAGAAAAGAAAAATTTGATTTTTAAACAAGGAATTAATGAAGTTAAAATAACAAGAACTGGAAATATTTTATGAATCAATTAATCTATATTAATGGTTTAGGACCCAATTATAAAGGGGACAACATTTATGAATTTATTTTTTCTGACACTTTAGAAGTATTTGGAGAAAATTGGGAATCTAAACCAGCAAATGGATATCCTTTACCACCTGATTTAGAGTATATTAAAAAAGTTGGTACTTTGATTAATGAAGAGGTATCATTTGAATTGGTTCAAGATTCTGATGTATTTTCAGTTATTGATTCTATGGACGGAGTAATTGCTTTGGGATGGGAAAAAGAAACTGATAATGTAGATTTTTCTATTGTTAAAAGATTGGTGTTTCAATTTGGAGAAACTGAAGAATCTGTTAAAAACAAACTATATGAAAGAGATATAGTATTACAATTCGAAAAAGAAGTTGTATATGAAAACTAATAACAAAATAAAATTTTTAATAGAAAACGGTCTTTCATCAAAGACTGTATCAGTAATGACTGAATCTCAAATAAATCTTCTTTTTGAGAAATTCAAAAAAATGAAAAAAGAAGAAAACAAAGAACAAGTCCAACAACAACAAACAACTAAAACTATTGTAGGTCCTAAAGGTGGTAACATTCCTTTAAAACCTGGACAAACTACTGTAAGTTTAAAACCTGTACCAAACGCACAACCAGGTACTGTTGAAGTTGTTGAAAAAGAATTATCTGAAGATGAAACCGATGGTGTTACTACATCAAATGCTCAAGGAAAAGTTAATTTACAAAAATATACAGGTCAAGAACCACCACATGATGCAAATGATATGGCTGATGATGGTATGGGAGACGATTCTGGTGAAAATAGATCAATGATGGGTATGGCTGAATCGACAATTAATGAAAAGTTTGAGTCTAAAGCTCAACAAGGTTTATTTTGGGCTCGTTGTAACAAATGTTCAGATAAGAAATGTAAGTGGTGTAAAATGGCAAAAGAGTTTTCTGACTCAACGTCAAAAAAACAATATAAAAATATGCCAGAAAAAAAACACCCTGAAAAAACTGTCAAAAGTAAAAAGAAAGAAACAAAAGAGCAGTTTGAAAAATTTCTGGAAAAAAAAATATCAGAAATGGTAGATAATAATATCTCACCAAAAATGACTAAAAAAGATATTATTGAGACAGTAAAAAAAAAATCTAAAAAAATGAAGTCTATGATAATTCGTAGACCAAAAAAAGTCACAATGTTTTCTGATGAGGCACCAATGGAACTACCTATAGGTAAAATGTTTTCTATCGGTAAAAAATAGTCTTTACAACAAAATCCCTGAATTGATATTTATGTAATATGGGATTAACTAAAGAACAAGTCTTAATTGAATACGCTAGGTGTATGAGTGATACTCCATATGCTCTGAGAACGTATTTACAAACCTACGATAATACAGTATCCAAATACGTTCCTTTGGAACTATTTCCTGATCAAGTATCTTTGTTAAATGATTACGAAAATTTTGAAGAAAATATTGCGTTAAAGTATCGTCAAGCCGGGGTATCAACAGTTACCGCAGCTTGGATATCAAAAAGATTGGTTTTTGCTAAAAAAACTCAACCTGAAAAAATTCTAATTATCGCCAACAAACTTGATACGTCAATGGAGATGGCAAATAAGATTAGAGCCTTTGTTGACCAATGGCCTAATTGGGTTGGTGCAGGTTTTGCGGCAGAAAAAAATTCACAAAGACACTACAAATTAAACAACGGATCAGAGGTAAAAGCGGTAGCAACCTCAAAAGATGCACTTCGTGGATTTACCCCGACAATTCTTGTATTTGACGAAGCGGCGTTTATCGAAGCCGATAGTGATTTCTGGGCGGCTTGTATGGCATCCTTATCCACAGGGGGTAAGGTAATTGTGGTTTCTACACCAAACGGATATGACCCAATTTATTATGAGATATATGATCAATCATTGAAAGGAATGAATAACTTCAAAATTTCTGAGATGTATTGGTATAGAGATCCAAGATACGCCAAGGATCTTTATTTGGTACCAACTGATGACATTGTTCATTATCTTTTGAATCGTGAAGATTTTGATGAATCAAAAAATATTTCTTGGGCACATACTGACCCATTTAATAGGGATTATGATGAAATGAAACATTTCTTTAATCAAGGATACAAACCTTGTTCTTCTTGGTACGAAAAAATGGTTAAAAAACTTAAATACGATAAACGTAAAATTAACCAAGAGTTAAATTGTGAATTTTTAGGTTCGGGAGATAACGTATTTGATAACAAACAATTAGAATTTATTAAAGAAAATACAATACAAGAACCACCTTCAAAACTTATGGGAAATTCTCTATGGATTTGGAAAGAACCGATCGAAGGTCACAAGTACATAATGGGTGTCGATGTTTCTCGAGGTGATAGTGAGGACTTTTCATCCATTCAAATAATTGATTTTGACGAAAGAGAACAAGTCTTAGAGTATGTAGGAAAAATTCCACCTGATACTTTGGCGGAAGTCGCATATAAGTGGGGTATGATGTATAATGCGTTTGTTGTTGTCGATATCACCGGTGGTATGGGTATAACGACAGTTAGAAAAATGCAAGAGTTGGGTTATAAAAGTTTATATATTGATGGAGTTGATTCTATGAATATATGGGCGGTAAATAAAACTTCGGCGGATAAAATACCAGGTATTAATTTTAACAATAAAAGAGTTCAGATTATTGCTGCATTTGAGGAAAGTGTAAGACATAAATTTGGTATTAGAAGCGTTCGTTTGTATAACGAGATGAACACATTTGTCTACATAAACGGTAGACCTGATCACCAAAAAGGACAACATGATGACCTTATTATGGGTATATCGATGGCGTTATATGTTGGGGAGTCATCATTTTCAAAATTAGAGAGAGCCACTGAACACACAAAAAATATGATTGAGTCTTGGGCTGTCGTAAATAATGATGCGGTCGCCAAAGAAGCACATTTTGATCCTGTAATACCCAATCAGAATGTACTTAGAGATAGAGCGGGATTACATAATAATGGTCCATCAAGAGACGACTATCAAACATATGGTTGGTTATTTGGTGGTTTAATGAAATAAAATTATGGGACTAGATTTTAGAGCAAAAACAGGAAAAATAGCAAATGGATCAAGATTGGTTGTTTCAGGTGAAGTGACGACAGGACAAAAAGTATTTCCTGTAACTTTTAAAAAAACTAACCCTTACGATCTTACCCCAACACAAAAAGAAGCGTTACAATCTTTAAGTGGATCGACGACTAACTAACTATTGAAATATTTATATCTATAGTTAAACTTTTAATATGGAAAATAACAATAAAAATCTAACAGTTTGGCAAAGGTTAGCTACGACTTTTGGACCTGATTCTACATTAGGTCAAGGTCAACCTGATTACAAGTTAGATAAAAAAGAAATTTTAAAAACTCAAGATAAAGCTGAATATGAAAGGGCAAAACTTCAAAATCAGCAATCTCTTTATTTAAGTGGCAATTGGGCTAAAGTAGAAAATAATTTATACACCCAAGCTGTATATTACGAACCAACAAGATTGGCGGCATTCTATGACTATGAATCAATGGAATATACCCCTGAGATATCAACAGCTTTAGATATCTATGCCGAGGAATCGACAACACCTGATCAAAACGGTTATGTTTTACAGGTTTACTCAGAATCCAAAAGAATAAAAAGTATATTAGTTGATTTATTTATCAATACTTTAGATATAAACACCAACTTACCTATGTGGATTAGAAACATGTGTAAGTATGGTGATAATTTTGTTTATTTAAAATTGGACCCAGAAAAAGGGGTTACAGGATGTTTACAACTACCTAACATTGAAATTGAAAGATTAGAAAGAGGTGTTGACTCAAGAACATACCAAGCAACAATGAATTTAAATAGAAAGGCACTTAAGTTTTCGTGGAAAGCAAGAGATACTGAATTTAATACTTGGGAGGTTGCTCACTTTAGATTACTAGGTGATGATAGAAAACTTCCTTATGGAACATCGATGTTAGAAAAGGCTCGTCGTATTTGGAAACAGTTGGTATTGGCGGAAGACGCCATGTTAATTTATAGAACATCAAGAGCACCTGAAAGAAGAGTATTTAAAGTTTACGTTGGTAACATGGATGACAAAGATGTGGAACCATACGTACAAAGAGTTGCGAACAAATTTAAAAGAGATCAAGTTGTAGATAGAAAAACAGGAAATGTTGATTTACGTTTTAACCAAATGGCAGTGGATCAAGATTACTTTATTCCTGTACGTGATCCGGCACAAGCAAGTCCAATTGAGACTCTAGCAGGAGCTCAAAACTTATCTGAAATTGCAGATATCGAGTACATCCAAAAGAAATTAGTTACAGCACTTAGAATTCCTAAAGCTTATTTAGGATTTGAGGAACCTGTAGGTGATGGTAAAAACTTATCATTATTAGATATCCGTTTTGCAAGAACAATCAATAGAATTCAAAAATCTGCAATTGCAGAAATGAACAAAATTGCAATCATCCACTTATTTTTAATGGGATTTGAGGATGAATTATCTAACTTTACATTACAACTTACAAACCCATCAAAACAAGCCGACTTGTTAATGATTGATGTTTGGAAAGAGAAGGTAACACTATACAAAGATATGGTTAGTGAAATTCCAAAATCAATTCAACCTGTTTCAGCCACTTGGGCGAAGAAACATATCTTTGGTTTCTCAGATGAAGAAATTAAACTTGAGTTACAACAAATTAGAATGGAGAGAGCGGTTTCTACTGAACTTGATAATACCGCAACAATTATCACAAAAACAGGTATTTTTGATACTGTAGATAGACTTTATAAACCTGTAACAGGTGGAACAATGACACCTACAGCACCTGCGGCACCAGGGGCTGAGGCAGGAGCAGCACCAGGAGCCGAAGCAGCACCTGCAGAAGCAGCACCTGCAGAAGCAGCACCAACAGTTCCTGAAAGTATTAGAAAAGAAAAAAATAAATTGATATTAGAATCTAAAGATGATGATTTTGATGAAGATGAGTTTTTAGATTTCCAAAAGATGAATGGATCTTTGGGTCTTATTGAGGAGGAATTAAATAAACTTCTTGGTGACTAATATTTATTATTATGAGTAAATTAGAAAAACTACCACAAAAAAATCTTAAGTTCATTCTAAAAAAAATTAGTGAAGGTGTTTATGAGAAAGATTTGTTTTCACATGCCAATCAAAGACTAATAAGAAGAACTTTTGATGATATTGGAATAGATATTAATAAAAAAGATATTGAGTTTGTTTTTGCACTTTATAGAGATAATCCAAATTTTTTAACTGAAGAGATTAAATTACCTAAAGTTCACGAATATGAAATAGTAACAAAAAGATATGCTACTATTAGCATTAGAGAATATTGGAAAAACACACATGAAAGTTATTTAGATAATGAGAATGATGTTGAAGATTTTATTTCTTGGTTTGGTGGTGGTGATTGGTGGGATGGTGAAATGATTGACCGAGAGGAATTCGATGAAGAAACTTCTGAAACGGAAACAGATGAAATAAATAAACTTAGTTGATATTTATTAGAAAAAAACAAAAATGTTCGGAGAATTAAAATCAAAAATAGAAACATACTTAACTGAATCTTATAAAAAAGGAACTTTAAAGGATAACTTATTTGTATTTGAGGAGTTAGTGTTGAAAAACAAAAATATATCAAAAATATTTTTCTTGTACGACGAATTATCAAGTAATAAAGGGCTTCAAGAAAGTGTTGCTAATGAATTCATAAATGAGTCAATAACAGCATATGAAAACTTATATAATAAAGTTTCTCCTTTCAGTGTAAAAGAAATTAAAATGTGGGTTGGTCATGTTCAGTGTGAAAATACATACAAAGAAATTGATAATCTATTCTCAACAAATGTTTTAACTTTAGAAAACAAAATTAAGAGTAAAAAAGTTATTTTAGAAAATTTAAAAACTAAAGAACAAGAAAAGAAAGAGATAATTAACGTACCTTTAAAATCTATGGTGAATGTTGCAAACAAAACTGTAGAAAAATACATTCAGTCACTTTCTGAATCTGAAAGAAAAGAATTAAAGAAATTGTTATCCATCCCAAAAGAAACTTTAATTGAAAACTATAATAAATTAAAGTTGGATGTTTTTGAAAAATTAAACTCGCAAAAAGATACCTCAGACGAAGAAACGTCAAAGACTATAGATCAAGTTTTAAACAAATTGCAAAACGAATCGTTTAACGAATTGAATTACTATAAGTTAGGAAAACTAAACGAGGGACTTTAATTTTTGAATATAGGAAGCCTTAATGATTTGGGCTCTTTTCTTAACTGAAGGTTTCACAAACTCTTTTCTCTCAAACAAAGCTGAGTTTTGTTTGGTTCTAATAACTTTTCCTTTCAGGTCTTTTAAGGCCTTCTCAATGTTTCCTTTTTTTACTTCTACTAATAACATAAAATTTTTGGTTGTTGATATAAATATAAATATTTGTTAGATTTAATCAAAAATAAACATTCAGAGCATGAAAAAATTCTATGAAAAAAGGAAAAACCACAAAATTAAGTGGATATCGAACATTCAAAGCCCAATATGGGACTATTGATTCTCAAAACTTAAAATCAATTTACATCAACATCCAAACATGGGTAGAACCCAAAGAAGAAGTGGAAAACTGGAATAGAGTCGTTTTAAATATGACAAGATCAGTTAAACATTGTGTATTAGAAAACATAAACAAAGACACATTCGACACAAAATTTATTGTAGATTTAGACCTTAGAACAAGTGGACTACAATTAAAAAAGAAATCCTTTATGAATTTAGAAATAAATTTATTTGTGTTAGAACCAATGGATTTCAAATCCCCCAAATTAAAAAAATCAGTTAAAAATTTAATCAAAGAAGTTTATAGTGACGTTTTTAGTAAACACAAATATTTTAAATGTTTCCTTACAAAAAACGGAAATCAAAAACTTGTCAAGAAAGAAACTGAAACTATTTAGTATTTATAAATAAAATATTAAATGAGCGATTTAAAAATATTAGGACCAAGAGATTCAGGAAAAGGGATTCTTGTTGAGTATGACGCAGGATATATAGATCCAAATGAAAGAAGAAACTTATCTATGATTAGAGAGAATCGTGATATGTTAGATCATTCTAAACCATTTGAATTTTATGCGGTATTACAAAAATATAATACCCCTAATAGAAACGGGAGAGTTTATCCTGAAAAGATTCTCAAAAGAGAAGCTGAGAATTACAAAAAAATGATTCAAAAAGGAACTGCACTTTCTGAATTAAATCACCCTGAATCATCTCTAATAGATTTAGATCGAGTATCACACGCCATTACCGATATATGGTGGGAAGGTCCTGTGTTATTAGGTAAATTGAAATTACTTACAAGTCCAGGTTTTCACGAAAGAGGTATTGTATCAACTAAAGGAGATTTGGCCGCTAACTACCTTCGTCAAGGAGTTACTTTAGGTATATCTTCTCGTGGGGTTGGATCTCTTAAAAAAGTTGGTGAACAAAATGAAGTACAAGATGATTTTGAATTAATTTGTTTTGACTTAGTATCATCACCATCTACGCCAGGTGCATATCTTTTCAGAGACAAAGACGAAAGAATGAATTATGAGGAGAATTTGGATGAGGAGAAAAAAATGCAAGCAGAAAGACATATTGGTGAAACAGGATCAAAATCGCTTGACTTAATGAATAGATTGTCCGATTATTTGAATAAATAATTAATTATGGACGAAAAATATTTTGTAGCAAAAATCACCACTGATATGGTTGATGAGAACACAGGTAAGATTAAAAAACTAAGAGAAGAAAAATTGGTTCGTGGGTACTCACCTACCGATGTTGAGGCTAAAGTTACCAAAGTTTACGAAAATTATTCTATGGATTGGAGAATCACTGCAATAGTTGAATCGAAAATTGATGAGGTTATAGAAGGTTAATAGTAACAAAAAATTAAAGGAATGGGAGTTGACAAAAATGTCTTCTCCCATTTTTTTTTGTCTGAAACACCCAAGAAATAAATTTTTTTTAAAATCCATGATATTTATTTGATAATAAATGAAAAATACAAATATGGCAAACAACCAAAATGTAGTAGAGGATGCTCTTTATCAAATTAGAAATTTGGAAGAGACCTTACAAGAAAATGCAAAAGGAATACTTCAATCCACAATGAGCGAAGAAATCAAACAATTAGTAAAAGAATCTCTTAAAGAATCAAAAAAAGATGAGGAGATTGATGAGCAAGATGAACCCGTAACAGGTGGAGAAGCTGAAATGGACACAGAAACTGAAGTAGAAGATGAGGACATGGACGATGATATGGAGGCTGATGCTGAAATGGAAATGGACACTGAAGATTCTGATATGGAAGGTGAAGACGAAGTCGAAGATGTGGACATGGAAGGAGACGAAATGGAAGATGAAGAAACTATCGATATGACAGGAGCTTCTGACGCTGAAGTCTTAAGAGTTTTCAAAGCTATGGGTGATAATGATGGAATCGTCGTGAAAAAAGAAGGTGAGAATATTCACTTTACAGACGGTGATAATGAATACATGATCCATTTGGGTGAATCTGAAGAAGATATGAATGAAACAATTTACGAAATAGAAATGGACGAAGAAGACGACATGATGGAAATGGAAGATGACATGATGGAAATGGAAGATGACATGATGGAATATGACATGATGGAAATGGAAGATGACATGATGGAAATGGAAGATGACATGATGGAAATGGATGACGAAATGATGGAAATGGAAAATGAATTTGACATGGACGGTATTATGGAGTCAATCAAAAAATCTGTTAAACCAAAAGGTGTTGGAATTGGAAAAGGTCCAAAATTTAGCTATGACAAAAAACCTAACATGGGTGGAGGTTTCAATGAAAAAAGAAAAGAAGCTTTTGGAAAAGGAACTAAAGCAATGGGTACAGGTAAAGCTAAATTTGAATACAAAGAAGAAAAAGAGTGGGGTGGTAACAAAGGTGACTACAAGAGAAGTAAAGGTCACAAAGTAGGTGATAAAGATGGTCACTATAAAGACTATGAAAAGAAAGAAACTAAAGAAGCTGTGAGAACTAATAGTTATCCTAGAGCTAACAAAGTTGGTAACAGAAAAGGTTCTAACCAAAATGTGAATAGACAAGAAATTAGAGTAAGACCTAACACAAGAGTTAACGAAGAAGTTCAATTATTGAAAAATAAAAATGATGAGTACAAAAAAGCACTTGACGTTTTTAGAACTAAATTGAACGAGGTTGCTGTGTTTAACTCAAATTTGGCGTACGCTACTCGTTTGTTTACTGAACACTCAACTACTAAACAAGAAAAAGTTAACATCTTAAGAAGATTTGATAATGTTGAATCTTTGAAAGAATCAAAAAATCTGTACAGAGTTATTAAAAATGAGTTAAACTCAACTGGCTCTTCATCAGAACAAAAAATAACTGAATCAATTGAAAGAACTGTAAATAGAACTGTTGAAACAGGTTCAGCGGTAAACTTAATTGAATCAAAAACTTATGAAAATCCTCAATTCTTGAGAATGAAGGATTTAATGGGAAAAATAAAATAAACATAAACTAAAAATAAAAAACCTAAAAAAATGGGAGCATTATTAGAATCAGGTCTTGTAGGTAACATCGGGTTGAAACACCTTAAAGTTATCAAAGAAGACACAATTAACAAGTGGGACAAATTAGGCTTTTTGGATGGTCTAAAAGGTCACTTAAAAGAAAACGTTGCACAATTATACGAAAACCAAGCATCTTACTTAATCAACGAAGCAACTTCTGACGGTCAATCAAACGGAGCGTTCGAAACAGTTGTTTTCCCAATCGTAAGAAGAGTTTTCTCTAAATTGTTAGCTAACGACATCGTATCAGTACAAGCAATGAACTTACCTATTGGTAAATTGTTCTACTTTGTACCAAGAATCCAAGGATATGCAAACGCATCTTCTGAGTATGCTAACTTATATCCTAACTCGACACCTTCTAACAGTACTGCTGGTGGTGACCACTACGCACCTATTGGATCTCCTGAAGCTGTTAACGCAGGATTAAATAACCCTAATCAAGGATACCCTGACAATGATTACTATTACAAGAAAGATCTTTATGATTTATTCTATGAAGGTAATGAAGCGTCTTTAGATCCTCCAGGATTATTTGACTACTCTAAAGGTAAATGGACTGCAGTTACTGCAACTACATCTGTTCAAGCTTGGGCTGGATCAGCATTGGTTGACGCTAACATTGGAGCAGGAGAAATTATACCAGCTGGAAACTATAGAAAAGTAATCGTTAAACTTTGTGGATTTGCAAGTGCAGGAGCAGGTAAATTAATTGGTCCTGACGGTAACGAAATGGATACAGAATCATTCCTTTCTGACCTTAGATTGTACGCAGCTAACGGGTTCTCTGCTAACACAAGTTCACCTTGTAGTGTGACAACAACTACTTACAACGGATCTACAGTATACGCACCTCTATTGTTTAGAGTTGTAACTCAAATCTATGGTAAAGGTATTGTTAAATACGGAACAAACCAAGGAACTACATTCAGAAATGCAGGTAACAACAATACTGTAGATTACACACCTCCAACAGGTAACGGTGGTAACTATAATGACATTTGTGATGCTAACGGATGTATTTGGTTAGAAGTTGACCTTTCTTGTCCTGTATGTGCTGACTGTGACGCAACATCTTTAGATGGTTACACAGGTACTACAATCGCATCAGGTGGATCAGCTACTTCATTTACTGCATGGTATAGAAGATATGCTAACCTTGAGTTCGAAGATCAAATTGGTGAGGTTTCTTTTGACCTTGAGTCAGTAACTGTATCTGTTACAGAAAGAAAACTAAGAGCACAATGGTCTCCTGAATTAGCTCAAGACGTTGCAGCATTCCATAACATCGACGCTGAAGCTGAGTTAACGGCATTGTTATCTGAGCAAGTAGCAGCTGAGATTGACCGTGAAATCTTACGTGACTTACGTAAAGGTGCAGCATGGCAATTACGTTGGGATTACAACGGATGGAGAAGAATCAACAACCAAGTATCTTACACTCAAAAAGACTGGAACCAAACTTTGATTACAGCAATCAACCAATTGTCAGCACAAATCCACAAATCTACTTTGAGAGGTGGTGCTAACTGGATCGTTGTTTCATCTGAGGTTTCTGCTATCTTTGACGATTTAGAATACTTCCACGTATCTAACGCAGCTCCTGAGCAAGATCAGTACAACATGGGTATTGAGAGAGTTGGTACATTATCTGGTAGATACCAAGTTTACCGTGATCCTTACTTCCCGCCTAACCAAGTGTTAATCGGTCACAAAGGAACATCATTGTTAGACACAGGTTACATCTACGCACCGTATGTACCTCTACAATTGACACCTACAATGTACAACCCATTCAACTTTACACCTATTAAAGGTATTATGACACGTTACGCTAAGAAAATGGTTAACAACCGTTTCTACGGACGTATCACAGTTGATGGAGTTAGAACATTCGACTTGAGAGAATTGAGATAATCAATTAAAACCGAATAAGAAAAAGGTCAGAGAAATCTGACCTTTTTTATTTTATTAAAGTTCTAATAGATTTAGAGATTACTTCAGATTCACCAATTGTAAACACACCCTTAGAGTGTGCTGATTTAACAGATTCAATTAAATAATAAAGTGCGTGTTCTTTATCCATCGTACTTAATATAAGTTCTAAATGATCTTCACTTAACAAGTTAATAGACCCAAATAAATTACCATAGATTTTGTTTTCTTCTTCCATATTCAAAAAGTGAGATATTTATAATTATAATAAAATGGATAGACTAAATCAAATAATTAAAAAAGTTATTAAAGAAGCCACTTCACAAAGAGGAGGTGCTGCAGGTGCGTATGTCACACCAGTACAACCAGGTTTCAGACCTTTTAATGATGATAGTTTAGCACCATTTAATGTACCTGTTTCTAAATACGATAGTCCATTAGTCCAATATGATAGTTTAGACCATAAAATGGATTTGAGAAGGGATCAAATAGTGAAATTAGAAAAAGAGGCAAATAAAATAACTAATTTTATAAAAAAACATCCCGATTTGGCAACAGGAGATGATGATGGTGGGGTTATTAATCAATATATGTACGATCACAAAATACCTAAAGGGGATAGCCCGATGAGACCATTTACAAATAAAGTAAAATTCAATGAATGGGTTGATTTATCTTATGATAATTTATTGAACGAAATTAGTTCCACTGTTACAGCTGGACCATATAATGCTCCATTAGAAATTGGAAGTTTGGAGTGGAAAAAAAATGAATTAGATCCATTTACTGTAAAAGTACCAACAGATTTTAATAAAAAATCATTGAAAAATACCTTGAAAAATAATATTAAAAGAAATGTTGGTGTTTGGGAAAAAAATAAAGATGGTTCTTATAAAAGAGATATTGATTATCCTGAAACAATTAATGAAGACTTAGCTGTTTGGTTTGGTAAAAAGAAGAAACCTAAGGGATCTTCTCAACCAAAAGGTCCTTGGGTTAATATTTGTAGAAAAGTCGACGGAAAACACCCTCCCTGTGGACGACACGACACTTCTAAAGGTTCATACCCAAAATGTCGTGCCGCAGGAGTTGCCGGTAAAATGTCAGATTCGGCTAAAAGAGCCGCTTGTCAACAAAAAAGAGCCGCGGAGAAAAAAGACACTCAAACGGGTAAAGGACAAAAACCTGTTATGACTTCTTACAAACCAAGAAAATAACTATTGTTCAGATATTTTATTGTAAACCTTAACTAAAGAATTTTTAATATTTGATTTTACTTCAGCTTCAGTTAGGTTTCTTCTTTTTTCAGTTTCAGTATCGTATAAGTAGGTAACACGTTCAAAATCTCTACTACTCATTTTTACATCATAATGAAATACGTGATTAGTAATCTCAACTCTTCCAAAATCAATAAGGACGAAAAGACCTAATTCTTCATTTATAATGTACCTTTTGTTAGACATAGGTGCAATCATAAAATCAGATTTTTTATGTGATATCATTTTCACAACAATCTTGAATGCGGTTTTTTCATAAGGTTCTATTTCTTCATGAGTTGGCATAGATTTTCTCATTCTTTTTGCCATTTTGACCTTAAATCTTTTGTAGAGTCTTTTAAAAAAGTTTTTCATAGTTAGTGTTTATGTTTCTAACTACAAATATATAAAAAAAATATTGATTAACAAAAAGGAAGTTAAAAAAATTTAACAATATGCTCCTGAGCATCTCTTTTTACCGTCCAATCCAGGTTTGGTCCCTTTACATACCTGAACTGCGTATCCGTTGGCGTACGCCGAAGGGTAAACGTCAAACTTAGCTTTAGCTGCTGATTTACCTCTAGCACAAAGTTTCGTTCCTGTTTTTTTTCTACCTTCCATCATCACATTATCTTTCATCTCAGCATCAAATTCAGAATTTGTTTCATTCATTAAAAAATCAAAAACTTGATCTAAATTGTTTTTTGCCTCGGCAATATGATCCTGAGCCCAATCATGACCTTGATCTAATATTTCCTCGATCATATTATGATCGATTTCCAAAAGAAGATCACATTGTCTTTTCATTTGTTCCAAATTTGAAAAGAACATATATCTTGAAGATTCCATTTCTTGTTTTGATGGTTTATCTCCTATATTTTCTTGAATAACTTTTCTGATGATTTTATCTAAAACATTCATAATCAAGCGTATAATCCGTTCATTCCTCCTAATTCAACCGCATTTGCTTGAACAACTACTTGTCCATTTAAACCTGTCCATGTAGGATGAGGGGTTGATACTGAATTAACAGTCGAACCTGTACCACAAGGGCAACATATAACACAAGCTTCATATGGTGTTCCTGCAGTAAAAAACTCAAGTGTTGCGTTTAAACATTCTCCACATCCATCATAAAGGGTTACTGCAGAATAGTTTGGAACCCCAGCAGCTGCCGCAACAACTGTACCACATATAATTTGTCCATTAGCACCACTGAAAGCCCAAGTTTCACCGGCATTTAGAGTTTCTTCTCCCGATTCACCAAGAACGTATTGTTCATCAGTACATAAAAGTATTTGAAATGTTGACATGTCTTTTTTATTTATAAATACTTCTTTATTCTACTTTCTCATTTACGATTTGGAAATTTATTTGTTGTTTGTAAACATTAACCTGTCCAGATGTTGTAACTTTCAGATCGACAAAATATTCATTAGGTATTTTATCTCTCATATCAAAAATAAAATAGTATTCATTAGGTGTCCTATTTAAGTTAGTCCAATCCTGAACTATAACTTCAGTTTGACCTTCTCTAACATAAACTCTGTATTGTCCATCGACATTTGGAAGCTGTTTATTTGTTGTATATGCCTGTTTAATAATGACACCAACTTTTCTAATTTCAGAGTTTAAAATCTTTTCGTTTTGTTTCAATCCATAATAAGTAAACCCATATTGTGCGGGATCGTTTGTATTTGTACCAATTTGTACAGATCTTTTAGTTGGGTAGATAGTAAATTCATTTATCTCATTTGGTAATGAAAAACCATTTAATTTTATATTTGACCAAGTATCTGTAAATAAACATGGGGTCTTGTATCCTATAAGGGGTGGTATTGTTATTTCATAAACCCCTTTAGTTCTTTGACAAGATGGTAAATTAATTAACCCTGTAACAGGTGTTCCTGAAGAATCTGAAATTGTCACTAATGGTGGAGTATCTAAATTTTTAAAATCACCATCTTCATAAACATATAGATATAATTTGTTTACAGTTCCTAATGTAAAATTATTTCTATCATCTTCGATTAGATCATTATATGTTGTTTGAAGGTATGGTTCATAAAATGTTTGTGTATGTCTTGTAAAGAAACCTACAGAATAAGCACCTGTGGTACCCATCAAATTCTCAACTTCAGGTAAATAAGCAATACCCCAACCTGATGGATTCACAATCCCCCCAATTAATAAATCATTTATTTCGTCGGTCATATCAAATTCAATATCTTCATTACCAAATTCAAAATGTTGTATATCTACTATCGTTAATCCTGAAAATGGCATTGGTCCCAAGTTCATATTATTGTAGATTCCTGCTTGTTCCCAATTATCAATAGTTGTTGTTTGATACCAATTTGACGGTCTATTTGAATAAGCCCTATTAGGACCTAATCCATCAGGAATATCGTAAAAATCGTAACCAACACCCTCATCCCAATATTGTGGTTGATTAGGGTCTAAATCTCTTGGGGGTATTCTAAATAAAATTAAATCAAATGATGTTGCTCTTAGACTACCATCAGGCATAGATGTATTTAATAAATCTTCACTAAATGAAGAAGTGTTAGTCATTTTAAGTATATGTCTCATGTTATCAGTACATCCAGTTGAAATTACTCCTGACGCTAATTTCTCTCTTAAAAGAGTTAGATCCAAGTCAAAAATGAAACGAGAATATCCTATAGGATTTACTAAACCACCATCTCCGTAGTATAGTTGCATAACAGGATTTCTTCCCGTGTTTACATAACTATTAAAAACTATAGTATTGTTTCTATTGAAATAAGAATTATTAATTGACATTTATCTTTTATTTATAAATATCAATTAATTCGAATATTTTGATTTAGTATTGAATTGTCAGCGTCCTGTAGAATTTTGTAGATCTCTTCCAACTTAGTTCCATCAACTCCAATTGGAATCGGAGCCTCATTTATATTATGGACATGTGCTCCTAAAAAATCTACGATCAACTTTAATAATTTCATCAACTCATTTCCTCTAACCATTGGGTCAGTATTTTGTAGAATGTTTTCGGTAAAATATGGTTGTGGTATACCGTATAAAGTTTCTTTAGGTTCCAACATAATTTTTCTTTTTGAAGGTATGTCGGATTTATGTGATAATAAATATAAAAAGTCTGCTGCAACTGTTCCGTAAGAAACAGGATTAGGATTATAGGTGTTCTGTCTTAATGTTGAAGTTTCAGGTGTTAGTTGTTGACCAACAACATTTTTAGACCAAACTAAAACACTACCAAATTGTCTATCTGAGGGTAATAATTTAACTTTAGTAAAAAAGTTGTTGACCATATTGAAATCTGTTGATCCTGTTGAACTTAATTTATCAATATTATTTTTGGTTGGTCTGAAATAGAATGGAAACTGATTTGATATTTTAAGATCATTATCAAAAGGGAATTGATCATACCCTTGAATATTAATCTTTCCTTGATTTAATCCGTTTATAAATTGGTTTATAATTTTTACCCCTTCATCTAAAGTTTTTCCTGTAAATACTAAAGTATATTCAGGTCCACTTTTAAATTGATCTAACGGGGTATCCATATATATTTCGTTAGTTTTAGTTTTGTCTTTAGGTAGTAAGGAGTATAGACTTATATTACCATTATAAAACGTAGATCCTGTAACACCACCACCTGAAGTATTTCCAGTAATAGTTACTTGATTGGTAACCTCCCACTCAATTAGTTTCTTCACTAACTGAGGTTTATTTTTTAGAATAGTTTTTTTAATTGGGTCTTTCTCAACTCTTTCTAAATCAAAATTTGAAATTTGTAAAAATCCTCGATTTAGTCTTGGTGTTGGTAGATTAAATCCTGCGGTTTGGGTTGGTATGTTCTTACCTGCTCTTACTAAAACCTCATCTTGTTTTACAATAACGTCTGCGGTTCCTCTACCTAATAAGGCATTATCACCAGGTTCGGGATAAATACCTTTTGCTTGACCTTTGATTTCAAAACTTATAGGATCTTTAATATTGTTAGCTTGTTTTAAAAATACACCACTTGCTAACATTGACTCGGAATTATGCCAATTTTCGTAAAAATTGTTCTGAGGTCTTGTTATAGGACCCTGAATGTAGAATTTAGTGTTATCTACAACATAATCTTTATTATAGTAGAAAATGTGAATATACTCCTCAACCTTAGGTACTTGACTCACATAGTAAGGTAACAAAGGTAAATAAATCAATGGATCTCTTTCAGTCCAAATATCCTTTTCAGGGTTCCAATTAGTTGGTAATACATCGGCCTCAACTTGATCAATTGGTAACGCTCTAATTCTTCCTAACATTAAAGGATCTTGGTTATTAATTACATAACCTTGAAATATTATCTTTTGTTCATTCATTAGATTTTAGTTCTTTCAGTATATTCTTTATGTAATACATTATAGGTGTTTTCTAAAGCATCTAAATGGTGTGTAAGTTTGATTATAGAATCTTTTGTTACTTTGTGGTCTTCATTAATAAATTCCATTGCAATTTGAAGATCTCTATTTGATCTTTCTTTATGTTCTTTAATTATCAATAAAACTTCGTTAGCCTTAATTCTTTTTTCGTCAATTTTAAATGAACTTTCCATATGCGTCTTTTGGGATTGTTACACCAGCCGGTGTTATAGTTAATGGACCAATACCGATAGCGACTTTTCCATTCTCCTCAACTTCTTGTGCATTACCATCAATCATCGCTTTAATTGATGCTAAAAATTTATTTGGACTCCCGTCAGGCATAGGACCTGTTGGAACACCTATTTCTTGTAAATTTTGAACAGTATTCAGAAAAGATCTTGTCGGTGAATATCCGTCTAATAATTTTGCAGATAATAAAAGTGGTAATGGTAAATCCCCTCCTTTTTCTTTCAATTTATCTAACCTTTTTTTGATACCAATATTAAGTAATTGAAGTAGTTCGTCTAATACACTTTTACAATCTCTAAAATCTTTAGTAATTACCGCCAATCCTGGTATTATCGCAACAATTGCTAAAACCATTCTGTAACGTTTTTTTATTTTTTCTTCACTGATGTCTTGGAGTAATAATTTAACTAAAGCTTTAACCTCTTTTTTCAATTCATTGAAAACTTCTTTTGTAAAAATTGCAACAACCTTGGTCATAAATTCATTAAAAAATGTTCTGAATTTTTTTTGAAAATCCTCAATGTTTGAGATCTGTTTATAAAATGGTTGGTCAAACATTGCAGCTATTGTCATAATTGGTAAAACATTTTTTGGTGATAAAACAGTATTGACTAAAGCTTTTAAAAATTGCTCGAAAAAGCCTTCATCCAAAGATAGTTTAAATCCGTCATCTAGCGTTGGGTAAATTATTCCTGATGCCGCCTCAATTTCATTTAAATCTGAAGTGTCTTCATTAAATTCTAAATTATCTAAAGCCGTAAGGGTTGCCTCTAAATTTAAAGAGATTTTCAAATTTTCACATTCTTCAAATTCGATAACACCTAATTTAATGTCTGAAATACTTTGTTCTATAATTCTTAAATCAATATCATTAAATTCATAAAATGACTCATCAACATTATCAACTTCAGATACTTTAGATGATGCACCCACATTAATTTCTTTATTAGAGTCAGAACAAAGACCAAGTATTCTTTGCATTATTAATAAAGTTTTTTGGATTGTTTGTAATTTCAAAAATCCATCACCCCTACCAAATGAAATAACACCTGTAACGTAATCAGTTAGATTTGTGAAGAACTGTTTATAATCCAAAATATCTATTGATTCATAATAATCCGCTAAAAAAATGTCAACCGCTGGTACACCAACTCTTGTACTTATGTCAACTTTAAATGTTGGCTCGTTTACAACTAGTAGGGTTATTGGATCCGTATATGTTTCTATATATGTAACATTAAATAAATTTTGGTTTGATTTACCTCTATATGGGGATCCCGCAACTGCCTGATAAGGTTGATTTAAATTTTGAGTTCTTTGGTAAAGTTCTCTATTCATTGAAAATGGAAAATCATTATACTGAATAGGTTTTTTTTCGTAGAAAAATTTACCAATTTTATCGTCAGGACCCAATTCAAAAGACCCAAACAAATCGACACACCTTACTGGAACATAGTATGTTGATGGTATTGTAGTCATCGTATTACTACAACCCAAAGCTTTTATTGCTTCCTCAATTAAAATTGTTTTAAGTTGGGGTTTAATCTTCTTCAAAGAATTTAAAAATATTCTTTTGATCAATTTATCGGTCTCAACACCAGAACCTTTAGTTTCTTTTAGTTGTTTGATTAATTCTTGTAAGAAACTTTTGGCGTTTGAGGTATGTTTTTTTCTCCACTTTTTATAATCTGTAAGTGGTTGAGATAGAAATTTATTTGCGGTTTCTTGAGAACTACCCGCTTTCTTTTTTAAGCTTTCGTAACTTTTTTTGTATTCTTTATAAGTTTTATAAACACCTGTTTTGTTACTTGCTTTTTTTAATTCTTCATTTATATCGACAGCCATATAAAAATTATTTTTTCATTTTATAGGTTCCATCATTGTTGATGTCTTTTTGAAGTAGGCTTTGAATTGCAACATCATCCATATCTAAATCAGAAAGAGTAAAGTCCTGTTCTTTATCGGTTGATTTTTGCCACATTGTTGATTGTAATTTAGAAAGTGTTAATTTTTTTTCAACACAATCATTAATTATTTTTTGTTGCTTTTCAATTACAGGGCCAATAAGAGTCATATCTTCAGGTTCCTTCATCATTGTCAACATTTTATTTTGAATTCTAATTGCGGTGTTTCTTTGTTCTACTAATTCATTGTAGATTTCTTGCATCAAAGATAACATTGACTCTTTTGATAAATTTATCTCTTTTTTTGGTGGTCTTGGCATACTAGTAAATATCAATCTTTCAGTAATTCTTGAACTAAATCAAAATATAACTTTTTATATTTTTTAATAGAATTTCTTATTTCTTTAGTGGATAGATTAGTCATTTCCCTCAATTCAAAAAGAATAAGATTCTTATTAAACTTGTTGTTACTTGACTCGTGAAAAATTTGATTATAGTTTTCAAATAAGTCATAAATCGCAGAACCTAATTTGTGTTCTTGATCATTTGTCTCATTATTATCTAAATTATCTTTCAGTCTTTCAAGAAACTTTTTTATAATTGTTTCAGAACTTAATTCGTCATTATCAATGAAATATGACATTTCAGCTCTATTGGAAAGATCAGATGAAATATCTTCATAAGATATTTTTCTATTCATTTCTTTTTGATCTTTCATTATTTGACCCATCAAATAATTTTTACAGATCGTACCAAAGTAAGAATATGCTTTCTTTTCTTTAGAAGGCTTAAACTTCTCAATTTTTGTCATAAGAAAAGAATGTGTGTCTACGTGTATTTCTTCGTAGTTCATATCCTTCCTGTACAATTTATATCTTCTAATAATTGAAGATATCATTTTATCTAAAGGGTCTCTCAAAAATTCATTATATATTTTGTTTCTTTCTTCATAAGTTTCGGCGATTAAAAACATTTTAACCGCCGTCTCTTCCCGTTCATCAAAATAATTATTAGCTTTTGGTTTTCTTCCTTTCTTCTTCTTTTCTATTGAAATTTCAGTTTCATTGTTTACCATCAAATATTTTGTGGTTCATAATTTATATCTCTTTCGTTTTTGAAAAAATATTCTTTTTTTGCTGACTCAATCCAAAATCTTGCTTCATCCTGATCTAATCTATCATCACCATTTTTGTAATTCCAAAATATAGATCCTTCTCTTAAATTCATGTGTTTATAACCAATACGAGGTATTGTCATAATTTTTACTGAGTTGTGTGTTAGTCTTAAAAATAATTCATATCCGAAAGTAAGTTTAATGTTAGACTTAATACCACCAACTTCTTGGTATTTTTCTTTCTTGAAAACCATACCTGATGTTTGGAAATTTTGATATGTTTGTAATGTTTCATTTGTCAAAATTCCCATATCTGTTGATACGTTTGCTGCAAAAGTAGCTTCGTTAGTAAAACCAGCGAAAACCAACTTATCATCAACGTCAACAACGATTGGTAAAAAAGCATCTACATCTTTATAAATATCCATATATTTAGTTGCGTTTTTGAACCAAATATTTGAATATTCATCGTCAAACTCTGCAATTGAACACCATTCAGATGTTGATAACTCAACACCTCTATTAACTTGTTTTGCAAAATTAGGAGATTCTGACCAAACTTCTCTTACAACTGTCAAACCACTAAATTCATACTCATCTAAGAAGTTAGTTAAAAAATCTTCAGAACCATGAACAATAATTAGTTCATTTAAATATTCACCTTGATTTCTTATTGATTGGATACACTTATCAAAGAACTCTTTGAAGTCTATTGCTTTACCTGATTTAATAGGTAAAATAACTGATATTTTATTTTCGATACTCATAATTATACTGTTTCAATTTTAGTTAGTTGATCTTCAAAAGAAGCGATTCTACTCTCGAACATTTTACCAAATAATTCTAATGTTTCAGATTGGAATTTTTCAAAATTACTTATTGATTCAATTGTTGAATCCATATTAGAAAACAACTCAGGGTTTAAATTGTCTTCTAACCAATTCTGAATAAAATCTGATAATACGTCAACAATAATCGTTTTATTATTTACCCACAGACCATTATCTTCATTCATCCATGACGGTACATAGTCAGGAACTAAACCTAACACTGGTATACCCATTTTCATAGACTCTAATGGGAAAGTCCCAAAAGAACTTGTTTGGTCAATCCAAACTGAAATAAAACTATCTTTCATGGCTTCGCTAAATTCTTCTTCAGACAAACCTCTTAAATCTCTAAATGTAATCCATCTATATTGTGGGAATTTAGCATAGAATGATTTAATCAAGTTAGTAGTATCTCTATGATCTCTTGTGTGGATGTTCACAATAGTTTTAGGTGGGAAAATATTTTTTTGGAAAGTATCCGAAATATATGGTGAAATAACATCAGTATATACATTTCTCATAACTGACTCAATAAGTTCTTTTTGTTTGTTAGAAGTTGTAATACATTTGTAGAATCCTAATTGACTCCAAGTTTGACCTGGTTGTAAAGTCTCAAATATATGATCAAATGCTTGACAAAGAACAATTTTGCCACAAGGTAATTTAGTAATTTGGTCCATAATAAAACCATAGATTTCGGGAATGATAATTAGATCATCAGGTGAAATTTCCAAGCTAGTACCTTCAATTGCTCTGTGTTCTAATTCAGTCATATATTCTTCTCCTAACCAAGAATCAACACCGTAGTATTCAGGTTTTTCATGAAGGATGATTGAGTTATATCCATTTCTCTTCAATGTTAATGCCATTTGGTAAATGTATCTAACAGATGCCTTAGCGTTTCCTTTGGTGTCTTGTACTATGAAATAAATTCTAGACAACTTCTCTTTCATGTTGTTGATAGAATTTTCCAATTTTGTGATTTGTTCTGTATTCATATCTATTATAATTTATTTATTATTTTTTTCATCAGTAATGTGTTGAAAGAAATTTTGAAAGGGATGGAAACTTCATTAGTTTTAAATCCCATTTTTTCATCAACTATTTCGTCTTCTGTAAGAACGGTTTCTACCATATTTTTTATCATTTCGTATTTAACTAAATGAATTTGCGATTCCCCGCTTGTACCTACTAAAGCAACCTCGTCTTCAATTTTGTCTAAGTCGATATAGTAATGTTCATCAAAAATATTAAACATTTTGTTTAAGGTTTTGTATAATTTGCTCAAACTCAGAAAGTGAAGAAATTTCATAATCTGATTTGATTTGTTTATTGTAGGAAGTGTTAAACTTAACAACAATTTTACCTACAGGTTTTTCTAATAATAGAATAGGATCCGCAGTAAGTAAAATGTCTATTTGGTCCCACATATTTTTTTTTGTTATTTCACTAAAAAAAATAACTTTTTCCAACAAGCATCCAAATTTTGATAAGAAAAACAATGAAGATGGTTTTGATTTACCTATTTCTCCTGAAACAACTACTAATTCATTCTTATCTCTTAAATTAAAATAAATTTCATTAAGTATATTAAATGTCGTCATTTCTGTAGATGGAGCGTGACCAAATAATTCCATCGCATATTCTTCGTACATAAAATTAAATAACTCATCCTTACTTCTAAAAGAAAAATGTTTGTCCAACTCTAAAGAATCTACATCAGATATTTTTTTATATTCGAATTTTTCTAAAGTTTCTGTTATTGGTGTTGTATTACCTGACATATCAAGTTCATAGGTTGTTTGGGTGACCTCTTCATTTTCATTACTCTCGATCAAATGTTTTTCATATAGTTGAGTAAATTTACCAACCGTATCTCTCAATACACCATTAATATCAATCCCTATCTTCATCATATTTTTGTAATATTTTAGTAATTATTGGATTTCTTACACCATCTTTATCGCCAAACTCAAAAATCCCAATTCCGTTTATACCATTAAATCTTGTTATCGCATCATAAAGACCTGAGTGTTTTTTATCTTTATATCTATCGGTTTGCTCAATGTCGCCAGAGATAAAGAATTTAGTGTTGGTACCGATTCTTGTCAATAGTAATTTCATTTGTTTTGGTGTTGCATTTTGTGCTTCCTCAAAAATTAAAATTGAATTGTCTATTGTCATACCTCTCATATATGCCAAAGCAAAAACCTCAATTACTTCTGCATCTTTTAATTTTTCTCTAGCCTCTTTACCAATAATTTTATTTAACAAATAGTAAGATGGGAAAATATATGGATCTAATTTTTCTTCTAAATTACCAGGTAAAGCCCCTAATTTTTCTTCTGCCTCAACCGCTGGTCTTACAATTATGATTTTATCATATCCATTACCATCATCTAATAAAAGATCTACCGCTGTTTTCATGGCAATAAAACTTTTACCAACACCCGCAGGACCTGAACAGATTGTAATTTGATTATTTAATAATGTTTCGTAATATATTTTTTGATTTTCGGTAAGAAATTTACTTTTTTGTTTTTTCTTAACTACTTGGGAGATTACATCTCTTTTAGAATTCAAAGGTACATAAGGTTCCTCTGTTGGTTGTGGTTTTCTTCTTGTCATATTTTAATTTTACTCTACGATGTTTTATTTGTCAACATCAAGGTTTATTGAGTTTATTATGGAATCTATACTGTTTGAAATGTTATTTTTTGGTTCCCAATTTAAGATCTTTTTGGACTTACTTATATCGGCCCATATTTTTTCTATATCTCCGGTTCTTTTTGGATATATTTTATAGGGTACATCATAACCTTTATTTTTAAATGTGTTGATAATTTCCATAACACTATACCCATTTCCAGTACCAACATTGATTATTTCATGTGTTATATCGTTGACAATATTTAATGATTTTACGTGAGCATTTGCTAAATCATTAACGTCTATATAATCTCGTATTGCAGTACCATCTTTTGTATTGTAGTCGTTACCAAAGACTCTCAAATATTCATATTCTCCTTTTATAACACCTATTAAGTATGGCATTAAATTTTCAGGGACACCATTTGGTTTTTCGTAAATAATTCCTGTTTTATGATTACCGATAGGGTTAAAGTATCTTAAGCAAACACATCTGATATCTGTGATATCTTCTATTATTGTTTCACAAATACTTTTAGTTAGTCCGTAAGTTGTTTTGGGTTTTTTTACTGGTGTATATTCGTTTACTGGATAGTTATCAGGTTCACCATACACGGTACAAGAAGATGAAAAAATTAAATTTTTAACGTTAAACTTTTTCATCATTTCTAATAATGTAATTGTACCAACAACATTATTTTCATAATATTCTAATGGTTTAATTGTAGATTCATATACAGATTTTAATGCCGCAAAATGAATTACGTCAGTTATTATATTCTCACTCAAAATTTTATTAAGTAAGTCTTTATCCCTTATGTCACCGATATATAGTTTTGGTTTTTTATTGGTAATAACCTCAATCTTATCTAACATGGTTAGATCTGAGTTAGACAAATTATCTAAAATTATAACATTGTAGTTATTTTCTATTAATTGGACAACAGTGTGGCTACCAATATATCCTAAACCACCTGTTACTAGTATGTTTCTTATCATATATTATTTTCTAATTTTATTATAGTTACTCTCAAAAAAATGTATAGTTTCTTTCAAACCTTCGTAAATTGGGGTAAATTCAAAATTAGGTAAATAATGTTTTATTTTGAAATTGTCTGACGGTTTTCTAAATTGACCGTCAGGTTTTGATGAGTCATATATTACCTCACCTTTAAAATTCATTAATTCAACAATTATACTTACGACATCCATTATTTGTACTTCTTCTGAAGTTGACAATATAATTGGTTCATTTTCATTATAATTGTGTAAAACCCATTCAGTTAGTTTTGCAACATCCCTACTAAAAATAAACTCTCTCAATGGTTTTCCAGAACCCCATATTTTAAGTGGGGTTTTATTTTCTCTTGCTAAATAACATTTATGTATAAGAGATGGTATTACGTGTCCATTAACTACATCGTAGTTATCGTTTGGACCATAAATGTTACAAGGTATGACAGATTTATAATTTAATCCGTATTGTTCTTTATACGATCTGATTTGAATATCTGTCATTCTTTTTGAATATGCATAAGCGTCGTTAGAGAAATGAGGTGGTCCTAAATGAATTTTTTTCTCAGTTAGAGGATAATCAACTTGGTCAGGAAAGACGCATGTTGATAAAAAAGCCACTAAATTTTTAACTTTAGATAATCTAGCACCCTCAATCACATTCGTATTCATCATTATATTATCGTAAAAAAATTCACCTTTGTGATTCATATTACCACCAACACCACCTACTTTACCTGCACAATGTATGACACCATCAAAATGTTTAACCATTAATCTATTAGTGTCTTCTGTTTTTCTTAGATCATATTCTTTTGATGTAGGTTTGAAATATTGTTCACCGACAAACTCAGAACCAACTAAACCATATCCGCCTGTTATTAATATTTTATTTTCCATAATAATCTAACCAATATTCAACCATCTCATCTATCATAGATTCAAATGTGTATTTAGGTTCCCAAGACAAAGCTTTTCTCATTTTAGTTGAGTCTCCTTTTAAATTTTCTAACTCTTCAGGTCTGAAATGTTTTTCGTCAACAATAACATAGTTGTTAAAATCTAAACCTAATTTTGAGAATGTATATTTACATAGATCCCTCACAGAGTGAGATATACCAGTGGCACATACATAATCATCAGGTTTATCAGTTTGTAACATTAACCACATTGCTTCAACGTAATCTTTTGCATGTCCCCAATCTCTCGTTGCTTCAAGATTCCCCAAATGTAATTTATCTTGTAATCCCAAACTAATTCTTACTGCCGCTTTTACAACTTTATTAGTTACAAAGTTTGTCCCTCTTCTAGGTGATTCATGATTAAATAAAATACCATTCCATATTTTCATACCATAAGAATTTCTATAATTTCTACAAATATTATATGAAAATACTTTTGCACACCCATAAGGTGACACAGGATTCATTGGTGTTGTTTCTCTTTGATAACCATCGTTGTCAATACTATTACCAAACATTTCAGAAGAAGATGCTTGATATATTTTTGAATGTGGTGAAACCAACCTAACCGCTTCTAATAAATTTAATGTACCAACACCTGTAACATTTGCTGTGTATATTGGTTGGTCAAAACTAATTCTTACGTGAGATTGTGCTGCTAAATTATAAACCTCATCAGGTTGTACTTTACTTAAAACACGAACTAGTGAAGCCATGTCAGACAAATCAGCATATTCAAGATTTACTGAATTACTATCTCTAAGATTTTCAATTCTTGATGATTGAGTTTCAGAAACGGAGTTTCTTTTTACTGTTCCCCAAACTTCATAACCTTTTTCTAATAAAAGTTCCGCCAAGTAAGAACCATCCTGACCGTTAATACCTGTTATCAACGCTTTTTTCATATATTTTCGTTTACAATTTTTATAACTTTATTTAATTCTTCATCTGTCATTTGATGATTGTTTGGTAAATACAATCCGTACTCATGTACTAATTTTGAATTTGGTAATTCTTGTTTACCATATCTTTCATACCAAAACGGATGTTCATTAATTGAACCACAAATTAATGGTCTACACTCAACATCATTTTCATTTAATTTTTCAATTAATTTATCAATATTTTTTGTAATTATTGGGAATGAAAAATTTGACACGTATGATCCTTTTGGTTCTGAAACATTCCAAAAATCATTTTTTATTTCATTTTTATATTTCAAATAATTTTTATGTCTGTTTTCAACAATTTGATCTATTTTTTTTAACTGACCTAATCCTAAAAATGCTTGTAGGTCTGTTGATCTAAGATTGAAACCTGGATAATAGAACGTATATAGAGCCCTAAAATTATTTATATTATATTTTTCCCTCAATTTAATTTGAGTTTCTTTTGGTAAATCTCTATCCCAACCATGTGATCTAACTGATAGTAAAATATGGTATAATTCTTCATCATTTGTAGATATCATACCACCTTCTATAGTTGAGATATGGTGACCAAAATAAAAAGAAAATGTTGACATCTTACCAAAAGTACCAACCATTTTATCGTTATATTTTGAACCAATAGACTCACAAGTGTCCTCAACTAACAAAATATTATTTTCATTACATAGTTCGACAATTTCATCCATATTATTAGGAATCCCTAAAACATGAACTAAAATAATTGCAGATGGGTCGTCTTTTTTAATAATTTCTTTCAAATGATTTATATCTAAACCTAAATTATCCACATCACATTCACACATTATTGGTTCTAAACCAAGTTGTATTGCGGGTGTTACGGTAGTAACCCAAGAAACGGCGGGTACCACAATTTTTTTATTTCTCATTCTATTTGACAACATAAGAGAATATATTGCCGCTAAATTTGCAGAAGAACCTGAATTAACAAATACCGAATATTTAACTCCTAACCACTTAGACCAAGCCTTCTCAAATTCGATTGTAAGATCTCCTTTTGTTAATCTTGGGTTTGTTTTTAACCACTCAATTAATAATGATACATCATCAAAATCAATGGTGTCTTTAACTAACTTTATACTCATATATGTCTTTTATTGAAAGATTTAATAGGTCATTATAGTTAGAATATTTTTTACAACTATAGTAACCATTTCGTTTATTATTTAAATTGTTCTTATTATCAGTTAAAATATATTCATCTAAATTTTTATTGTATAGTGTAAAGATATCCTTGATAAAGTTTTTTACATTATATAACTCACCTGACCCTACTAATATGTCCTCATTAGTTTTTATTGATTCATTCACAATTACACTTGGGTGAATTAAATCTCTTTCAAAATCTACGTTACCAATTGAAATTTTTTCGTCATTCAAAATTGATTTGAATATTTTACCAAACAAGAATCCCTCTTTTCTGTGGACTGAGTTAAAATTAAATGGGTAAATAATAATCACATTACTATAGTTTTCTCGATTGTTATTTATGTGATTACATAAATGTTCTTTAGATGTGATATATGATGTTGGGTTATAATTATATGGATCATTTACCGACACACAGCCATCGTATTTATTCCACAATTCAGAAGTAGAATAAATTACAATTTTATTACATACGTCTTTTAACTCGTCTATTACTTTCAATGTGTAATTAAAATTAACTTCTTTAAAAAAATCTAAAGTTTCATTTAAGAATGTTCTTTGTTCCGCAAATAAAAGATATATCCTATTATATTTTTTTTCTTTTATTTTATTAAAATCTAAATTTCTTGAGGAAATCTTTTCGTAATCTTTTGGGAAATAATAACTTAATTGTGAAGTATTCCCAATTACTAAATTATTCATTTACCCCTTTGTATAATTTAACAGAATCCTCAACTAAAGACTTATTATTTACTATAGAATTTTCAACCATTCTATTAATTGCTTGGACGTATTTAGGTCTTTTAATTTTAAAACAAATATCTATTTTTCTTTTCAATTCCGCAATTTCATTATCAGACTTTGCGTCACTAATGGCATCTTCTAAATACCACATTCTACAATGTAAAATTGATAATTTTTCAATTACTTCACCTAAATTATCTGTCTCAATGATATCTTCAGGTAATTCGACATTTTTACCTTCGTTTAAAAGTTTTTGTGTCTTGTTTTTAATCAAATCTTCTATTTTTTCTCCGATCATTATTTAATTAATTTTTATAAATTTATTGTGTCCTTCTGTGTTGTAACTATCTGGGTAATCCCTAACATAAGTATGATAATAGAATAAAGGTTTATCAAGTCTAAATGAGTTGATAAAATCTTTGAATGATGATTGCATTATATGAACTTCATTAGCATTCTCAATAATCCCTAACATATGGAATAAATTATATTTAACATCATTTTCAATTATTTTTAAATCTTTTCTAATTTTATTCCTGTCAATTGAAAATCCCCTTGTTTTGTCGTCGTGAATAAATATATAATCCTCCCCTGTTGGGTTCAACTCATTCATGATTTGTTTTTCTAATTCATAGTCCCTTTCAAACTTAAACTTTGTGAATCTGTACTCAAATGGTATATTTGCCGTATTATAAAAACCAATATCAAATGTTTTGGGATTACCAATCCAAAGACTATCAAAACCAACTTTTATTAAATCATTATGTAGTTTATTACGATTTATATAATTAATAACTTCGTTATCATCTTTTAACGGTATTATTTTTATTCTATCGTCATCTCTGAACATACATGATACATTTTCATAATTGTTTGTTTTACAAAATATAGAAATTCCATCATGTAAATCACAAAAATGTCTTACAAGTCCGTTACATATTATATGGTCACCTAAACCTAAATGGTGGTAAATATATTTCATAAATTATAAAATTAACAAGCCCAAGAAGCATCACCCGTTTTATTATACCAAATTAACGTTGAGTCAATTGCCATAGATTTATTAAATTTAAATAATACATCCATACAAAAATCGTAATCATATGATAGGATTCTATTTTCATTCCACTTAATATGATCCAAAACACTTCTATGAATTGTTGTTGGTCCACCACAAACCCAAAAACCTACACAACAACCATAAGCTCTATTATTTGGGTCAGGAAAATAGTTTAAAGGTCTTTCAGTATAATTCCCATCCCCAAAATGATCACTATACAATTTTTTTGAATCCGCAATTTTTATGTCTTCAATTTTTATTTCATCAAATCCCGTTTCATATTTATAAGAATGATTCAAATGTAGTATGTCATAATTTTTAAAAAAATGTTTTATAATTTCTATTCTTTGTGGATGAGGTATATCGTCTGAATCGTGATAAGTTATATATTCACATGTGGTATGTTCAGACCCAATACCTCTGTTAGGACCCTCCATAACTTGCCTGTTGTTTAACACAAATTCTAATCGACCAAAAGAATTACTATATTTAGATTTTAATTCTTCAATAAGTTGAGAATTAATTCTGTTTCCTTCTGATACGGATATAATTACTTCATCAGGTTTTTCAGTTCCATTTTCGTAATTTTTTAATATACAATCTATATAACGAAAGTGATTTGGTGTTGATGGGATTACTAAGCTAATTTTCATTTGTTTATAGTTTATTGGTAATTTATTGTTATTGGATAGTGTAAGTTTTTAAGAATATGATCCTTATATTTTAAGGTAAGGGGGTGAAAAATATTACCATTTATTACCGCCCATCTTATTGGGTAATTAGACATCTGCCCTGTATTTGGATTTATATGGTCTTTAGAATCTCTACCCCAAGAAGATGGATTTTTTTTAAGATCCTCTAAATATCCATCCATCTTTTCGTTTAATCCATTCCACCAATCTCTTGTAAATGGTGTATTTTTTTTACATATAAATGCACCATTACCAATCAAATGAAACCATTCTCTTACTATGTGTGATGAACTCCATTTGGTACCATCTTCATTTGTTGTAAAATCCAAACAATATTTTGACTTAGTTGGGTCTAAATCACAGTTTTCTAATCTTGCAACATGACCAGGTTCCTTTTCACCATAACCTATAGCATATAAATTTTCATTATTATTTAATTGATTAAAAAAAGGGATCCAAGAACCTAAAGTTTTTTTTATGTCAGAATAACCACCACCATAATGATGCATAAAATAACATTTAAGATAATCCCCTTTTTGTATTTCAGACAAATATTGATACCCTTCGTGTAGAGGATAGTCAGGTAAAATATAATCTTTAAGATTATCTTTAGTTATAAAAATAACTTCACAATTAGATTTGTTTCTTAAATCGTTCAACGAGACATGTCTATTCTGTGACATATCTTCATTATTTAACCACCAACAATATATTTTATGTTCTAACATTATATTAAATTAATATGTTCAGGATGTAATAATTCATCTTTATCATTGAAGGCTTGACCTACAAATCTTTTTGGTTCTCTTTTTGTTGGAAAAGGTTTTTTGTCAAAAAACTCATCGTGTACTAAAGAGTTATTTTTTACTGTCGGGTAGATTACATCTCTTAAAAAATTTTGGTCAACTTGCCAAAAATTACCTTTAACGTAATTTTCTATTTGTTGTTTAATGTTTGGAGTTACTCCTTTTTTTGAACCCCACATACCACCAAGTATTGCGGTTGTGTGCCAAGGGTGGTCCCTCATTATATGAAATCCTTTATCCGAATTTAACCATTCATTAACAGCTTCTTTTTCTCTATTGTTTAATCTTGAATCGCAGTCCCTGACAATAACAACATCAACATCATCTTCACCGGCGGGGTAAAATCTCCAAAACATTCCAGTCCAATCTCCCTCATTATCCATTTCAATAACTTCAGTATTATCAAAATTTCTCAAACTTTCAATAATATTATTTGGTGTTGATTTACCAATATAATATCTACAAACCCAATCAGAATAAATTTCTTTTGCCAATTCGGCATTTCTAATTGCTCCCTGAGTGTAAACTGGATTGTCACCCCATAAACTAAAAGAAATTATTTTTTTCATAAATCAAAATTATTTTTTTGTCGTCTCATAAAAACTCCCATATCGTGATTATTATTATTTACGTTTAATTTATGAATTTGATCTCCACCACCATAACCCCAGTCTGGATGTTCGTGGTGAATAATTACTTGATCGATGAATGTCTGTTTTTTCAAAATGTTACCAACCACCATAAATTCATTATCCGCCCATAAAGATTTATAATCAGGGTGGTATATGTAGTTGAATCTTTTATAATATTCTCTACCTAAAATACATAAAGTGTTAAGGTCTTTTCGGTTTCCATCATGAAACCATAAAATACCGTCAGTATCAGGATAGATATCTTTCATTTTTGTTCTAATAATGTCATCATAACCTTTTATTTTTGGTATCATGTCATCTGATGCCAACAATATTATGTCCCAATCACCAACAACTATATCCCTATTTACGGCATGTATTTTGTTTACACTCTCACCTATTGAGTATTTTAAGTTTTTGTATGTTGAGAATTTATGAATAACTTCATCGTTATTCATTGAATGGTCGTCTGAATCTATAGAAATTTGAAATTCAATTAAATCTAAATTGTTGGCAAAGGAATAATACATATCCAAAACCTTAAAAAATTTTTCTTGTCTACCTCTAGTTGGAAATTTGATTAGTATTTTCATTAGTGTCTTACATTATAATATATTTCAGGGGTTATGACCCAATTATTTGTTAAACCTTTTAATTTCATTAAAAAATCAAAGTCTTCACCATCACGATTAACATCAAATAAAATTGTACCTAAACTTCTTTTAAAACAGAAAGATATACCTACCCTAGAGAATCTCAGGTCGTTTTCGGTAAGGCCAGGTAAAACTAACCCATTTAAATATTTCATTCTCCAAACAACAAAATCATTTTTTTGATATTTCTCTGAAAGTGTTTGTACATAATTTGGATGTATAGTGTCATCATCGTCTAAAAATCCAATCCATTCGGTGTCTGCAATTTTAATCCCTTCATTTCTTACCAAACCAGATTGACCGTTGTTTGGTCCCATCAATCCTTTTTTTGGTAATCGGATAGTTTTAATTTTTTCATTATTAAATTCAGTCCCGTCAACTCCATCATAAAGTATAATTGCTTTCCAATTTGAATTAGTTTGATTCAATAATGAATCTACTGTTCTTAAAATTGTTGGTCTATTTAAAGACGGGATTATAAAAGTTATAATTGATTCCATATTAATTTGATATTATAGCGTATTTTTTAAATTTATCAAAATTTTCCCTTATGTATGGAGACATTATTTGGTCAAATTCATCAATATATTCTTTTTTAGATTCATCAATATTTCTTGTTAATGATTCGTAATGATATGCAACACACTCACCACAACAATAATTAAGATATCCATTTTTTATTATTTGTAAATTTAAATATGCATCCTCAAAACAATGTGTAAATTTCTCATTAAAACCACCTAAAGAATCAAACATTTTTTTTCTGATCATCATTAATGCTGCGGTATTACCTCCGACTTCTTGAGTTTCGGTTATAAATTTATAATATGTTTCTTTTGTCAAATGATCAACAAGTATAGTCTTAGAGGTTTGTTTCATTATTATTGAAATTCCGTCGTGTTGAACTGTATTGTTTGGGTAGTGCAGTCTAGCACCAACAGTACCTACTTTGGTTTTTGTTTTAAAAGTTTTTAACATTCCGTAAATGATATTATTTAATAACTCAACATCATTATTACAAAATAACAAAAACTCATAATCATTAGTAATGTGATTTTTAACAACATCATTATTTATCTTACCAAAATTGTAGTAATCATATTCTATTAAATTTATATTACTAATATTTTCTTTGACCCATTTTTTTTCTTCTTCTGAAGATCCTGTATCGGCAACAAAAATATCATATAGATTTTCATCACAATTTTTACGAAAAGAGTCAACACATTTTTTTAGGATTTCAACTTTTCCCTTAGTTGGGATTATAACCGCTACTTTACCAACATTTTTTATTGGTTTAATTTTAATTTGTGGAACATAGACTTCAGATGGTTTCAAATCTAATGGTAGATTACTTCCCCATTTCTCAAGAAATTTTTCTTTACTATCAAAAAATTCTTTATTTGGTTGACCCACGGATTCATGAATAATCTCAAAAGATGAGGTGACCCCAATTTTTACACCATCTAAATAATTTGGTAAACAAAACAAATGATCATAGAAGTGAAATTTACCAATTGTTTCATCAAATTTGTGTTTAATTTTGTTTTTATCAAAAGAAATAAAAAGACCATCAATTGTTACAACAGGAATTAAAAATGGTAATTTTGAAGAATATTTATTTAACCATTTTTTTTGACCTTCGGGGTGGTGGTAAACTTGACCTACCATTGTATAATGCATCCTATCCCAATAAACTCCTGTTTCAGGAAAATAACATGATCCCGCTTTTCCAATTATACCAAAACTATTATTATTTGAAAAATCCTCCAATAATTTTTTACCCCAATTTTTCTCTAATTTAATATCATTATGACAACAAACCACAATATTATAAATAGATTGTGTAATACCACTATTATAAACTTGTGAAAGAGAATATTGATTGTGATTTACAAACTCTAAAATTTGAACATCTTTTAAACCAACAGTTTGTAATAAGTGTTGTTTAAATTTGTTATTATAGTTTTCGTCTTTATGTGTTGAATAAACTATTGTAATCATACCCCTGTTGATCCGAAACCGTTATCGTTTCTATCTTTATTTTCTAATTTATTTTTTTCAATAAATTCAACCCATTTTCCCGATACAACAGGACAAAGGACTGCTTGAGCAATTTTTTGACCCTTTTCGATTTTTACTTTTTGATTTGTCGTATTAAATAATATGACTTGAATTTCACCTAAATACCCTTGATCTACAGTACCTGGCGAGTTTAAAACCATAAGACCTTGTTTAAGTGCTAAACCGCTTTTAGATCTTACTTGTATTTCATATCCTTCAGGAATGTCAAGGATCAAACCAGTGTTAATTAATTTTCTATCAAATGCGTGTACCCAACATTCCTCAATTGAATACAAATCAAATCCTGAATCAGATTCATAATTATACGATGGAAAAACCGCATCTTCATTTGATTTTACAACCCCCATTTCAATTTTAGGGACGTACTCTTCCATTTCCTTTTCTAATTCCTCAATGTCAATTCCAAAAGAATCCATAATTGCATTGTAATCAATATCATCGGATTCATCTACTTCAATTTCATCAAGTAGTTTCATTAACATGTTTATTTCTTCCTCGTTAATGTTATCTAATTCTTCACTCATTATTTTAAACTTTTTAATTTCATTATTGCGTCAATTAATACCTCAACATCTCTTTCGCAATATTCAGATATTTCTTTCAATCTGTTGTGTCCCCAATATGCTTCGTGAACCATTCCCCCGTTTACCTCACCATCTTTTGGTGTTGGAATATCTAAACATGCACACATCAAATCTAATGAACCAATAGCAGTGTACGCACCATATTGCCAAATTTCTTTAGTATCAATTGCCTTTACTTCCCATGGTTTTGTATCATATGAAGGAAGAATCTTTGATGGCATAATTCCATTCACAATCATTCTTTTCGCTAACATTGGAATGTCAAAGTTTTTAAGGTTATGACCACAAAGATAAAAATCCAATTTATGACATCTATTTAACAAATCCCTAACCTCTAAAAGTAATTTGTATTCATCATCTCCCGAAAAAGTTTGTTTTTTTGTTTCACCATTGTCTAAAACAAACGCCATAGAAACACACACAATTTTTGCAAATTCAGGAACAAGTGCTGATCTTTTTTTAAAAACAATGTCCATATGTTCTTCTGTTGTTCTATCTTCTCCCCATTCTTTGTCTTCAGGAAATCTTTTTAGAAACCAATCAAAATATTTGTCAAATTGTTCTGCAACTCTTGGGTTTGATTGAAGACATGTTTGGTAATCGGCACATCCGCCAACAGTTTCTATATCTAAAAATAAAATTTTTGTTATTGGGATATTAATCATGATTATTTAATTAAAGATTTGTAAAATGATGCTCTTTCACGTGACACATTGTTTATATCATATTTGTCTTTTACGGTTTCGTATAACCTTTCACCAAGATCTACAATCATATTCGGGTTTTCAACAAGTTTTTTAATATTTTTTACCCAATCACTATGATTTTTTGACTCATCAACTAATAATGCATTTCCATCGACAAACTGACCATTTTTTAATGAATGTTTCAAATCAATTGTGTAAGGACCTATATTGGAGGCTATGAGAGCTTTTTTGTAAAATCCGGCCTCAATAACTTTCAATTGAGATTTCATTCTATTAAAAATGTGATTTTTAATTGGTGCTAATGAAATGTCAAATTTAGCGTAATTTCTTGCGTATGAATCAGTAGGTCTAGTCCAAACTCTAACATAGTTTTCAGTTTTGATTGCGGGATATTCTTCCTCTTTAAATCTATCTAAAAACAATTTGTATTCAGGTGAAATAATTTTATAGTTGTCTGTAAAAATATGTTCATACATCGACCAAACCGTTTCTTGAGGCTTAATCGGTCTTTGTCTTTTTTCTCCAGTATCTTTGTTAATTTCTGTAACACTTCCTCTTGTGTCAAAACCACAAAGATAGTATTGTAATTTTTCTTGTAGAGGAGAAAGTTTATTAACCATACCATCTAACAACTTTAAATCATGTAAATGTGATGATCCACCTAACCAACCAACACGAACTTTATCAGAAGGAAGTGTTGGTTCTGTAAACTGACCTTCTTTTGGATCAATTGCGTTAGGGAAAACAATAACATTTTTGTTAAATTTTCTAATTTCGTTAGCAAAAATTTCTGTAGTTGTTGTTACATAATCTGACGCCTTTAGATTTTCTACAATCTTAAGGTGCATTTTATCATTAATAATTAGGTTGTGAATTGGGTGTTCTTTTGTAGGTAACCAATAATCGTCAATATCTGCAATTACAATAATACCCAAACTCCTCAAAGACTTAATTATTGTTGGACATTGATCCAAATCACCAAAATTTCTATGAAAATGAACTATTTGATAATTTTGCCAATAATTCAAATCATTAATTCTTGGTTTATAATCAATATCAATGTGGAAATCATTAGGATATAAATTTTGTAGATTGATGTGTGGATCTACTGAACGATATTTACCAACACCACTTGTGTCGGAAGGTAATACTAATACTTTAATTTTAGACATAAATTTCTTTTGTAGAAATCTAAGAATTTTACACACAATAATCAATAATAAAAAAAAATACCCATCATAAGATGAGTATTTATTTCACGCCTGAAAAGTATTTTTTATTTTGCGATTTTTTTAACTTTTAAAACTTTACCTTCAAATAAATGTTGACCAACTCTAAATTTAAACATTTCCCCACTATTTGACTCAGATTCAACCAAAAGACCGTTTTCTTTTAAAACGTCTTGGACTGTTTCTCTAACAATTTCTCTTATTTGATTTGCCGATAATGAACTTGATGTTTGTACTTGTTGTGTTTGTTGTCTTTGTTTACCTTCAATAATTTGATCTCCTTTAGCATTTGTATTCATTAACCTTGAAGCTTTTTCTACTAAATCATTACTTAAAACCGCTCCTGATGACATACCCATTGTAGGTTGTTGGATGGGGTGTTCCATCATTAGTCTTTTAATTTCGTCAGGTAATTTAGAACTTGCAATTCTATCTTCCATAGGTATATTTGATTGTCTTGGTTGTGATACAGGTCTTGATTCTTCTAAAATATCTGCAGGTAAATTGTATTTTGCAACAGGAGCGTCATAACTTTCAACCATTGGACTTGAGTAATCATTTCCCATGTTTATGTTACGAGCTTGACCTCTACCCATATCATTATGTTTTTCCATGATCTTTTTTGAGACCATTAATTTTTGTAGTAATTCTGCTTCTGAATTCATATTATGTTATATTTTCGTTTCCAAATACTGCGTTAATTATCATTCTTTCCATACTTCTGTCCCCTGTAGGATTGTAACCTGGTCGAGGCGTATCAAAAATTTCTTGAGTAGGTCTAATAAATTCCATTTTATCTACTCTAAAAAATCTCCAACTCGGAAGAGGTTTTTTTCCTAAAAAAGCTCTATGAGAAGATCCTTCTCTATCCCAAGCTCTTAATACAGGGTTACCTTTTTTACTATAACCGTAAGCTACAGGTTCAATAACTCTTAAACCTTTACCTCCAGGTTCATCACCGTTGTAATAAATAACACATACTTTTTTATTTCTTATAGCATCAGTTATTTGATCAGCTGTTGCTACCTCTAAAATAAGTTTATTTAATGTGTTGTAAAGTTTCATTATGCTGATGGAGTCGTATATGGTTTGTTTGGTTGGTATTCATTGATTTTTATTTCATTTTTTCTTTCAATAATATCAATTGATGAACCACCATTGATTGTATCTAAGAAAATTCCTGTACCTTTACCTGACTCATCTCCATCTGACAAAGCATCAGGGTTAACCGCAGAATAAGGATTTACCGTTTTGTAATCGTTTTTTACAAGAAGGCTCTTTCTTTGGATGTCAGCAACTGCAGTCAAATCATTTGCTGGTTGGCTAAAATCTAATCTTTCTGTTTGCATTTTAAATTATTTGTTTCATTATTTGGTTTATTCTGTCAAGGTCTTCTTTAATTCTAACATCTTGTGAAAAAGTGCTATGTTCTTTAGAAGGTCTTAACATATCCGCAATAGGTCCTAAATCTTTAATTAATTTATCATCTATTTCATCCGGCATATAATCGTTTTGTACTTGATTTGAAAAATTATCATTTTTTCTTAGTCCTTGAATTGTATTCTCAACCCAATTTCTCATGTAGTCGGCACCATTTAAAATAAAAGGAGCGTCCGTACCATCACCCTCATAATTGTCAAACCAATTCTTTATTCTACCAAGTTGTTGGTACGTAACATATCCGGTATCTCTTAATTCTTCATTTCTTTTGTGGCCCTCAATTGTAGGGTCTGAATTAGGAATATGATCAAAACATACTTGAAGATACTCGACTACTTCTTTTGGTAGTTCAATAGTTTTATTATATAAATTACTATTCACCCTGTTTTAAATGTTTTACCAATTTATCAATACTAATACCTTCTTTATCTGCAAGTCTTTTAATTGCTTCAATATTTCTTATTAAAATTTTAGAAACTGGTTTAGATAATTTATCATCTTCTTTTGTTTTCTTTACAACTTCTTTGTCTTTAGTTTTTTTTGATAGTAATATTTCATCAATTAAACTTTCCATTTTTTCTTTTTCTAATTCAGACAATCTTCTTTTTGTAAAACAATTTTTACATTTACCTTGTTTCTTTTCGTTTTTTAATTCTTTATCTAAGTTTCTATCAAAACCCAATCTTTTTAATCTCTCATCCCTTTCAATGGGATCCTCAACTTCCATCTTTTTCAATATTTTATTTGCGACATCATAAGTAGGCGCAAATTCGGTTTCCTCAAAACCAAAAGACTCTGATTGATCAACTTCACTTAATGTGTTATTTTTTACATCTTCAGATTCACCATAGTAGACACGGATAAAAGGCCATTGTTGTGCTCTAGTCATACGAACCGTTTGGTCCATAGTCTTTTTAGCTAAGTTTCTTTGATTTAGGACAGGGATATTAGAACTTATTAAAGATCCGTCAGGATCAACTAACTCATCAATTTCACCATCTTTAGTTTCTTTTTTAGTTTTAGAATCAATTAATTTATGAACTTGCTGTTTTGTTAATTTTTTACCCGATTTTAAAATTTTTGAAATTACATCTTGGATTTCTTCAAATACTGATTTATCAACTTCAATAAATTCATCTTCTTTCCTAGATTCAGATAATGTTTCAGATACAGAATAATATACACCAACTTTACTTCCTTTATCTTTCAAAAAGAAATAATAAGGTTTTTCAAAATATTCTTTATTCAATTCTATCATGATATAGTTTTTACAATAAATACTTTCATTTGTTGTATTTATAAGTAAAACTCATGGCATACCAAAATATAAATCAATATAACTACCCAAAGTTAAAGTTACAACTCATTTATGATGGGCAAGATATGTCTTTGGCGTCTGATGAGGTAGACTTTAATCAAGAGGTAGTTTTTTCTCCATATATAATAGGTGCCGACAATGGTGAGAAATTACCTGTGAATGTTGATTTGAATAGTCCATTATCAACTCAAAACTTAAAATTAACCTATGGTGTATATAACCCTAATAATGTTGTAATCTCAGAATCATTTTATGAACCTAAGGATTTACGAATTGATTGTTTTACCGCAGGTACAACTTGTGATATTGGTTTAACGGGAATAGATAATGGTTTAGTTGACAATATTGTTGGTGAAACTTTAAACTATACAAATGGTTTATTCACAGACGCTGTTAAGTTTGATAGAATGTTTTATGATAGACGAATGAAGTTTATTCAAACAACTACAAATGTCCCACAAAATAATAAATTTTCAGGAATACCAAAATATACGGCTTATGAAATGGTATCTAAAAATAATCCACAAGTGGGTAGATACGTTGAATTATATGGTGGGTTTTATCAAGGATTTTATAAATTATTTGGTTATGATTATGAAATCTTACCTGAAAGAATGAAAAAAGGTTGGTCTGTAGAAATGATCTTAAAACCTAGACTGATTAATGAATACATCCCAAAACCTGGATACGAAACATTAAATCAAATTTACCCAAATAATAAAAATACTTTATTTTATTTAGGAACAAGAGCTGAGAATAAATTTTATCATTATGCGGACGGTTCACCAAAATGTGATCCTAATTATGTTAGGGTTACTTCAGAATTAGCAGGATGCTTTCAAACATGTGCGTGTTGCAATTATGAAGTAAAGAATAGTAGATGTATATACGTATACCCACCAAGACCAATTGGCGGTGTCTACGATCCACATTTTAATTATGGTTGTAATCTTTGTCATGGAAATTATGAAACCAAACTTACTTGTGGTTGTGGTTGTGATTTAGATCCTTGTCTTACTTGTGGTTGGATGTGTTTTGAACATAAATGTAATACAATTATAGTACCTTCTCCTACGCCAACGCCGACACCAACGCCGACACCTCCTTGTGATACATACCCAACACAAGTTGCATGTCCACCAAAACCTTGTTGTACAACATGTGTTAGTTGTGGGTGTGATAGTTGTGGTTGTCCACCCGCATATCCATCTGACACATTTTCATCAATTGAGGATACATGTGAAAAAGATCCTAAGTTTGATGCACTATCAAACAATTTTTCAATCAGATTATGTGGTGACCCAAAAAATCCCGGAATTGGTATTAGAGTTTTAAAAATAACGGGAGATTGTGAGACCACAGGAACATGTGTAACAGGACAAACATATGTAACTGGTTACACAATACAAGATATTTGTACACCACCAATTTATCCTTTTTGTTTACAAACTAATCCCGCTTGGTTGGAGTACGAGCATTGGTTCCAACTAGATGTTGTATTTGAAAGATACACTTTTATTGATTATTGTGATTTAAGATGGTTTGGAGGTTTAGATCAGATAACAAGACTTGAGTATTTGGCATCACTTGCAAATAACACAGTTTCTTTGATTGAACCACCAGTTACAAACGGGTATGAAATTCCAAAACAAGTTGAAATAGTACAACTAAATCAAACATGGTTGGATGAGACAAAATTTAGAAGAGGAAGATTAAGAATTTTTATAAATGGTAGAATATTTTTTACAATTGAGGATTTTGAAGAAGTAATACCAAGAGCTTTGGATACCGATAAAGAAAAACAAGTTGCGGTTCCATTTAACATGTCTTGGGGTGGAGGAACTCAAGGTTTACATGAAAATCTAACATTATCTGCTTGTACGGCAACAACAATTGGTGATTATATACAAGATCCTGAATGTTTTCCTGAAAATATTTTAAGTGCAACAACCTTAAATAAACTTAAAACTCACATTCTTTTAGAAGAAAATTTTGCAGGAACTTTTGAAGGTGGTATATCTCAATTTAGATTTTATACAGAACCTTTATCGGCACCTGAAGTCAAACATAATTTTAAATTATTGAAAGATAAATTCATGATGTTTGATCCTGATTGTCCTGTTTGTAATACTGAAACATGTGCTCCTAATGATTATACATATATCATTTCTAATGATGTGACAACAACAACTACAACAACAACGGGGTCAACAGGTAGAGTTTCTTTTACTTTAGGTTAAATCAAAAAGATATAAATAAGGTTATGGTTGTATTTATTGAGAAATACAATGAGTCAAATTATTACAATAAATAGTATCAATCACGACGGTGAACTAGCCAATGTTTTGTTCACGCCTGATAATGATCCTGTTGTAATAAATTTGGGTGATGTAACATTACCTTTGGTTTTTGAACCTTCGTTATTAATCCCACCAAGAGAAGTTTACGGAACATACACAATTTATACATATGAAGACAAATGTACTAACATATTACAAGTACCACGTCCTACACCAACACCAACACCTACAGTAACACCGACAAGAACTGCGACTCCTACACCAACACCAACACCTACAGTAACACCAACATACGAACCTTGTGCTTCTGCAACACCTGCACCAACACAAAACCCAACTCCAACACCAACAAGGACTCCAAGACCTACACCTACACCAACGACTACTCTTCCTCCTTGTTTGTCACAAACACCGACGCCGACGCCAACGCCGACGCCAACTACACCTCCAAACTATTTCGCATACTTGTTTATAGAACCTGTTTCAGGATCATCCGCAATTGGATCTTATATGTACGCAAATGGTTCTAACTTCTTTGGATTTACTAATGCTTCTCAACCAACACAAAGTCAGACACAATTCAATATAGATATGAATTTATATATGAATTATGCTTCATGGACTAATGGACAATTCCCAAGTATAGTCGTTCAATCTGTTCCACAGACTACAGGTGGTGATGATGCATTTGGAAATCCAATTAGTAAATATAATTTCTTCACAACAGAAATTAAATCAGGTACAGTACTTTCAAAAGCGTGGTACACTTGGTTTATTCCTGTAATTGCAACAAACAATGAAATACAAACTGAAATCTACATAAATGCAATGGGTAACCCAACTCAACAAGAATCTGTTGGAACTGAACCTACAATTAATAGTTATTTAGTTAATTACACAGGATCAACAATTCCTTCAGGAACTTATCGAGTTTATACGACATTCCCTAACCAAATATTTAGATTAAACAATAATAACAATATTTATTTTAGAGGTAGTGATACCCAACCATAAAAATAGTATATAATGGCAAATCCGTATAAAAATCCACAAACACCTTTATTATCGGTTGGAACTTTTTCAGTTCAACCAAGTCAAACATTTGGTACTAATTTTAGTATATATGGTGTTGGTGGTTATGTAGAAGTTTATGAACTTCAGGATTTAATATACACCATACCATCAGGTTCACAAGGAGATATAGAATTTTCAGGTAATACAATTCCAATACAATTTCAAAAAGGTAGCGGATCAGTTTTTTCACCCGATGTTTTGACATTAAATTCAGATAACATTTCATCGGGTCGTAGAAGACTTGGTATGTTAGCATATGTGTATTCAACACAAGAGATATTTCAATATAACATCCCAAATTATACAACACTTTGGAATAATGCGTTAGCATCCTCAGGACCTGGAGGACCAACGGTGGTACAATCAAAGTTTGGAACTACAGTTAAAAGTAATTCAGTGGCAGGAAAGGCACTAATTAGTGCTTGGACGGGGTCAACTATTCAAGGACACAGTGGTGGAACTGCGAATTCTAATTGGAGATTGTTAGATACAGGTGGTTGTTGTATTACAGGATTTACATATAATAACGATAATAGTTTTACAATATACGATGATAACGGTGGTGTGTTTACTGCATCATTTGATGTTGTTACAGGTTTAACAGTATCAGGAGGAACTTTAATTGTTAATGGTGTTAATATAACAGGAGACACTTATACAACAGGCGGAACATATTTTAGTGCGTCGAGTACGATTGATTTATATGATAATCAAGGTGGAATTATAAGTATTACAGGTGTTACGGCAACTGGTGCTGCAGGTTCAAGTGGTACATCTGGTTCAAGTGGTACATCAGGGACTAATGGTTCAAGCGGAACCAACGGGACTTCAGGTACAAATGGAACAAACGGTTCGAGCGGAACCAACGGGACTTCAGGTACTAATGGTACGGATGGGACTTCAGGTACTAATGGTACGGATGGGACTTCAGGTACTAATGGTACGGATGGTACTTCAGGCACAAACGGAAGTAATGGTACAAGCGGGTTATCAGGGGTAAATGGTACTTCAGGTACAAACGGAACTTCGGGAACTAATGGTACAAACGGAACTTCGGGAACTAATGGTACAGATGGTAGTTCAGGCACTAACGGAACAGATGGTAGTTCAGGTACAAATGGAACTAACGGAACTAATGGTACAGATGGTAGTTCAGGAACTAACGGAACAGATGGTAGTTCAGGTACAAATGGAACTAGCGGAACTAATGGAACTTCAGGAACCAATGGAACCTCAGGAACCAATGGAACAAATGGAACTAGCGGTACAAATGGAACTAATGGCACCTCAGGAACAAATGGTACTAATGGAACATCGGGAACCAATGGAACTTCAGGTACAAATGGAACCAATGGTACTAGCGGAACAAACGGAACATCAGGCACTAACGGAACTAATGGAACATCAGGCACTAACGGAACTAATGGTTCAAGTGGTACCAATGGTACATCAGGTACTAACGGAACTAACGGAACATCAGGAACTAACGGAACTAACGGAACATCAGGTACTAACGGAACATCAGGTACTAACGGAACTAATGGGACAAGCGGTACTAATGGGACAAGCGGTACTAATGGAACTTCAGGAACTAATGGAACTAATGGTACAAGCGGTACTAATGGAACAAACGGCACAAACGGTTCAAGTGGTACCAACGGTACTAGCGGAACTAATGGAACTAATGGAACATCAGGAACCAATGGAACGAATGGTACATCGGCCACAAATGGAACTAGCGGGACTAATGGTTCAAGTGGAACGAATGGTACAAGTGGTTTATCAGGTGTAAATGGTACATCAGGAACTAATGGAACTTCAGGAACTAATGGTACAAACGGTACTAGCGGAACCAACGGAACATCTGCCACTAACGGAACTTCAGGTACAAATGGAACTTCAGGTACAAATGGAACTTCAGGTACAAATGGAACCAATGGTACTAGCGGAACGAATGGAACCTCAGGGACTAATGGTACCTCAGGAACTAATGGAACGAATGGTACAAATGGAACTAGCGGAACAAATGGTACTAATGGGACTTCTGGTACGAATGGAACAAACGGAACTAGTGGAACAAACGGAACTAGTGGAACAAATGGAACAAACGGTACTTCAGGTACAAATGGTACGAATGGAACTAGCGGAACTAATGGTACTTCAGGCACTAACGGAACGAACGGTACTTCAGGTACAAACGGAACTTCAGGTACAAATGGAACAAACGGTACTTCAGGTACAAATGGTACAAATGGAACTAGCGGAACGAATGGAACATCAGGCACTAACGGAACTAATGGTACCAACGGTACTAGTGGAACAAATGGAACAAATGGAACATCAGGCACTAACGGAACTAATGGTTCAAGTGGTACCAACGGTACTAATGGCACCTCAGGAACAAATGGTACTAATGGAACATCGGGAACAAATGGTACTAATGGAACATCGGGAACCAATGGAACTTCAGGTACAAATGGAACTAATGGGACTAGCGGTACAAATGGTACTGATGGAACTAGCGGTACAAATGGTACTAGTGGAACCAATGGGACAAACGGAACATCAGGTACTAACGGAACGAATGGTACTAGCGGAACAAATGGTACCTCAGGTACTAACGGAACTAATGGAACCTCAGGAACCAATGGAACAGATGGATCTTCAGGTACAAATGGTACAAATGGAACTAGTGGAACGAACGGAACATCAGGAACAAACGGTACTAATGGAACATCGGGAACAAACGGAACATCAGGTACTAACGGAACCTCAGGAACAGATGGAACATCAGGTACAAATGGAACATCAGGCACCAATGGAACATCTGGTACTAACGGAACTAATGGAACCAACGGAACTTCAGGTACAAATGGAACATCAGGCACTAACGGAACTAACGGGACTTCAGGTACTAACGGAACAAACGGAACAAACGGTACAAGTGGAACAAATGGAACTAGCGGAACTAATGGTACTAATGGAACAAGTGGGTTATCGGGTGTAAATGGTACTAGTGGGACAAATGGAACTAATGGAACATCAGGTACAAATGGTACTAGTGGGACAAATGGAACTAATGGTACATCAGGGACTAATGGTACTAATGGGACTTCGGGAACAAATGGATCAAGTGGAACTAACGGTACTAATGGGACATCAGGTACAAATGGTACTAGCGGAACTAATGGAACTAATGGAACTTCAGGAACAAATGGTACCAATGGGACTTCTGGCACGAACGGAACTAGCGGTACAAACGGAACTAATGGATCATCAGGTACTAATGGAACGAATGGTACAAGTGGTACAAATGGTACGAACGGAACTAATGGAACGAATGGTACAAGCGGTACAAATGGAACTAGCGGAACAAATGGAACCTCAGGAACAAACGGTACTAATGGAACATCGGGAACAAACGGAACATCAGGTACTGATGGAACAAATGGTACGAACGGAACTTCAGGTACTAATGGTACAAATGGAACCTCAGGTACTAATGGTACTAGCGGAACAAATGGAACTTCAGGTACAAATGGGACAAATGGTACAAACGGTACATCAGGTACGAATGGAAGTAGCGGGACCAATGGTACTAATGGAACGAATGGTTCAAGTGGAACTAATGGAACGAATGGTACTGACGGTACTAGTGGGACAAATGGAACTAGCGGTACAAATGGTACAAATGGTACTAGCGGAACTAATGGTACAAACGGTACTAGTGGAACCAATGGAACTAGCGGAACAAATGGTACAAACGGATCTTCAGGTACTAACGGTACAAGTGGAACCAATGGGACAAACGGAACATCAGGTACTGATGGGACTAACGGAACCAACGGTTCTTCAGGTACTAATGGAACTAATGGTACTAATGGTACAAGCGGAACAAATGGTACTAACGGAACCTCAGGAACAAATGGAACGTCAGGGACTAATGGTACTAATGGTAGTTCAGGTACAAACGGAACGAATGGAACATCGGGCACTAACGGAACTTCAGGAACAAATGGTACTAGCGGGACCAACGGTACAAATGGTACTAGCGGGACCAACGGGACTAGTGGAACAAACGGCACTTCGGGTACAAATGGTACTAATGGTACTAATGGTACGTCAGGTACTGATGGAAGTAGTGGAACAAACGGTACTAATGGTACTTCAGGTACGAATGGTACAAACGGAACTTCAGGAACAAATGGTACCAATGGAACTAGCGGAACGAATGGTACTAGTGGAACAAACGGTACTAATGGTACTTCAGGTACGAATGGTACAAACGGAACTTCAGGAACAAATGGTACTAATGGTACTTCAGGTACAAACGGAACTTCAGGAACAAATGGTACCAATGGAACTAGCGGAACGAATGGTACTAGTGGAACAAATGGTACTTCAGGTACAAACGGAACTTCAGGAACAAATGGTACCAATGGAACTAGCGGAACAAATGGTACCAATGGAACTAGCGGAACGAATGGTACTAGTGGAACAAATGGTACTAATGGTACTTCAGGTACAAACGGAACTTCAGGAACAAATGGTACCAATGGAACTTCAGGAACCAACGGAACAAATGGAACTAACGGTACAAGTGGGACAAATGGTACCTCAGGTACGAACGGTACAAATGGAACCTCAGGAACAAACGGAACTAATGGTACGTCAGGCACTGATGGAAGTAGTGGAACAAATGGTACAAACGGGACTTCTGGTACGAATGGTACAAATGGTACTTCAGGAACTAATGGAACATCAGGTACGAACGGTACAAACGGAACTTCAGGAACTAATGGAACATCAGGTACGAACGGTACAAATGGGACTTCTGGAACCAATGGTACTAATGGTACGAGCGGGACCAATGGTACTAACGGTACAAACGGAACTTCAGGTACGAATGGGACAAATGGTTCAAGCGGTACTAACGGTACGTCAGGTACGAATGGGACAAATGGTTCAAGCGGTACTAACGGTACGTCAGGTACAAATGGAACTAATGGAACTAATGGTACAAGCGGAACAAATGGTACAGATGGTACTTCAGGAACAAATGGTACAAACGGCACTTCAGGTACGAATGGGACATCAGGAACTAATGGTACAAATGGAACTAGTGGAACGAACGGAACTAACGGATCATCAGGTACTAATGGAACGAATGGTACTTCAGGAACTAACGGAACTTCAGGAACAAACGGTACTAATGGAACAGATGGTACTAGCGGGACCAACGGTACAAATGGTACTAGTGGAACGAATGGAACAAACGGTACTTCGGGTACAAATGGGACTAGTGGAACAAATGGTTCAAGTGGAACTAACGGAACGAATGGTACATCAGGTACAAACGGAACTAATGGTACGTCAGGTACTGATGGAACTAGTGGAACAAATGGTACCAATGGGACAAGTGGAACGAACGGAACTTCAGGAACCAACGGTACAAACGGATCATCAGGTACTAATGGAACTAATGGAACTAATGGTACATCTGGTACTAATGGAACAAATGGAACTAGCGGTACGAATGGTACTAGCGGAACAAATGGTACAAACGGCACTTCAGGTACAAATGGTACTAACGGTACAAGTGGAACAAATGGTACCTCAGGTACGAATGGGACAAATGGAACATCAGGTACAAACGGGACTTCTGGTACAAATGGAACTAGCGGTACGAATGGCACTTCAGGTACAAATGGAACAAATGGTACAAGTGGAACAAATGGTACAAGTGGAACAAATGGTACCTCAGGTACAAATGGTACAAATGGAACTTCAGGAACTAACGGAACTTCAGGTACAAACGGCACTAGCGGAACAAATGGAACAAATGGAACCTCAGGTACAAATGGAACATCAGGAACTAATGGGACTTCGGGAACTAATGGTACTAGTGGAACGAATGGAACATCGGGAACAAACGGAACTAATGGTACTAGTGGAACGAATGGTACTAACGGAACTAGCGGAACAAATGGTACTTCAGGAACTAACGGTACTAACGGCACAAGTGGAACAAATGGTACTAACGGAACTAGCGGAACAAATGGTACTTCAGGAACTAACGGTACTAACGGCACAAGTGGAACAAATGGTACTAATGGAACATCGGGAACAAACGGAACTAATGGAACAAATGGAACTAGCGGTACTAATGGTACATCAGGAACTAACGGAACTAATGGTACTAGTGGAACAAATGGAACATCGGGAACAAACGGAACTAATGGTACTAGTGGAACGAATGGTACTAACGGAACCAATGGAACTTCAGGGACTAATGGGACTTCTGGCACTAATGGAACAAATGGAACTAGCGGTACGAATGGAACAAATGGAACTTCAGGTACTAATGGTACCTCAGGTACAAATGGAACTAGCGGTACGAATGGAACAAATGGAACTTCAGGTACTAATGGGACCTCAGGTACAAATGGAACATCAGGAACTAACGGTACTAATGGTACATCAGGAACTAATGGCACATCAGGTACTAACGGTACTAACGGTACATCAGGAACTAATGGAACATCAGGTACTAATGGGACTAGTGGAACAAATGGAACAAATGGTTCAAGCGGTACAAATGGAACTAGCGGAACGAATGGTACAAATGGAACTAGCGGAACGAATGGTACAAATGGAACTAACGGTACATCAGGTACAAATGGTACTAATGGGACTTCGGGAACCAATGGTAGTAGTGGAACTAATGGTACAAACGGCACTTCAGGTACGAATGGAACATCAGGAACAAATGGCACTAACGGTACAAGTGGGACAAATGGAACTTCAGGAACTAACGGTACTAATGGTACATCAGGAACTAACGGAACTAGCGGAACCAATGGTACAAATGGAACTAACGGAACTAGCGGAACCAATGGTACAAATGGAACTTCAGGAACTAACGGTACTAATGGTACATCAGGAACTAACGGAACTAGCGGAACCAATGGTACAAATGGAACATCAGGTACAAACGGAACTAATGGTACTAGTGGAACGAATGGTACTAGCGGTACAAATGGTACAAATGGAACTTCAGGTACTAATGGTACTAGCGGAACAAATGGAACTAATGGATCTTCAGGCACAAATGGAACATCGGGAACAAACGGAACTAATGGCACTAGTGGAACGAATGGTACTTCAGGTACCAATGGAACTAGCGGGACCAATGGAACATCAGGAACAAATGGTACAAATGGTACGAGCGGGACCAATGGAACTAGCGGTACTAATGGGACATCAGGGACTAACGGAACGTCAGGAACAAACGGAACGAGCGGTACAAATGGTACTAACGGAACTAGTGGTACAAATGGTACAAGTGGAACAAACGGTACAAACGGCACTAGCGGAACAAATGGAACGTCAGGGACTAATGGTACAAATGGAACTTCAGGGACTAATGGTACAAATGGAACTAATGGTACATCAGGTACAAATGGAACGTCAGGGACTAATGGTACAAACGGCACTTCAGGAACCAACGGGACTAATGGAACTAGCGGAACAAATGGTACTAATGGAACATCAGGAACTAATGGAACTAGCGGAACAAATGGTACAAACGGGACTTCGGGGACTAATGGAACAAACGGAACTTCAGGAACCAACGGGACTAATGGAACTAGCGGAACAAATGGTACTAATGGAACATCAGGAACTAATGGAACTAGCGGAACAAATGGTACAAACGGGACTTCGGGGACTAATGGAACAAACGGAACTTCAGGAACCAACGGGACTAATGGAACTAGCGGAACAAATGGTACTAATGGAACATCAGGAACTAATGGAACTAGCGGAACAAATGGTACAAACGGGACCTCAGGTACGAATGGAACAAATGGAACATCGGGTACTAACGGAACTAATGGTACAAACGGAACATCAGGTACTAACGGAACTAGTGGTACAAACGGAACTTCAGGTACGAATGGGACAAATGGTTCAAGCGGTACCAATGGTACTAGCGGTACAAATGGAACAAACGGTACTAGTGGAACAAATGGAACCTCAGGAACGAATGGTACTAATGGAACATCGGGAACCAATGGAACTAGCGGAACTAATGGTACGAACGGTACAAGCGGTACCAATGGTACTAGCGGTACTAATGGAACTAGCGGTACTAATGGAACAAATGGAACCTCAGGAACGAATGGTACTAATGGAACATCGGGAACCAATGGAACTAGCGGAACTAATGGTACGAACGGTACAAGCGGTACCAATGGTACTAGCGGTACTAATGGAACTAGCGGTACTAATGGGACAAATGGTACGAGCGGGACTAATGGAACATCGGGAACCAATGGAACTAGCGGAACTAATGGTACGAACGGTACAAGTGGAACAAATGGAACTAGCGGTACTAATGGAACTAGCGGTACTAATGGGACAAATGGTACGAGCGGGACCAATGGAACATCAGGAACAAATGGTACAAATGGTTCAAGTGGTACCAACGGAACTAGCGGAACAAATGGTACGAATGGTACCAACGGTACTAGCGGAACAAATGGTTCAAGCGGTACTAATGGTACTTCAGGAACTAACGGAACTAATGGTACTAGCGGAACAAATGGTTCAAGCGGTACTAATGGTACTTCAGGAACTAACGGAACTAATGGATCTTCAGGTACTAATGGTACATCTGGTACTAATGGAACCAACGGAACTAGCGGAACAAATGGTACTTCAGGAACCAACGGTACTAGTGGAACAAACGGAACAAATGGAACTAGTGGAACAAATGGTTCTTCAGGTACAAACGGAACAAATGGTTCGAGTGGTACCAACGGAACTAGCGGGACCAATGGAACTTCAGGAACTAATGGAACAAATGGTACAAGTGGTACTAATGGAACATCAGGAACTAATGGATCTTCGGGAACTAATGGTACTAGCGGTACTAACGGAACATCAGGAACGAATGGTACTAGCGGAACAAACGGAACTTCAGGAACCAACGGGACTAATGGAACATCAGGTACAAATGGAACGTCAGGGACTAACGGTACAAATGGGTCAAGTGGTACAAACGGAACGTCAGGTACTAATGGGACTTCGGGAACAAATGGAACCAACGGTACAAATGGGTCAAGTGGTACAAACGGAACAAACGGTACAAGTGGAACCAACGGAACATCGGGAACTAATGGTTCTAGCGGTACGAATGGTACTTCAGGAACTAATGGTACGAATGGATCTTCGGGAACTAATGGTACTAGCGGTACTAACGGAACTAATGGATCTTCAGGTACAAATGGAACATCAGGTACTAACGGAACTAATGGATCTTCAGGTACAAATGGAACATCAGGTACTAACGGAACTAATGGATCTTCAGGTACAAATGGAACGTCAGGAACTAATGGAACTTCAGGTACAAACGGAACAAACGGTAGTTCGGGAACAAATGGAACTAGCGGTACAAATGGGACTAATGGCTCTTCAGGAACAAATGGAACTTCAGGAACCAACGGAACAAACGGTACTTCAGGAACCAACGGAACATCGGGTACTAACGGAACTAGTGGGACAAATGGTACTAACGGGTCTTCAGGTACAAATGGAACGTCAGGAACTAATGGAACTTCAGGTACAAACGGAACAAACGGTAGTTCGGGAACAAATGGAACTAGCGGTACAAATGGGACTAATGGATCTTCAGGTACTAACGGGACAAATGGTTCAAGCGGTACCAACGGAACTTCAGGAACTAACGGAACATCCGGTACTAATGGAACAAATGGTTCAAGTGGTACCAACGGAACTAGTGGTACTAACGGAACAAATGGATCGAGCGGTACAAATGGAACAAACGGTTCAAGTGGAACAAACGGAACATCAGGAACTAATGGTACAAGTGGAACCAACGGAACATCAGGAACTAATGGAACCAATGGTACAAGTGGGGTTTCTCCTACAGTACCTGGAGCTAATAATGAAGTACTAACTTCAGATGGTGCGGGCGGCATAGTTGCTGAATCACTTTTAACTTTTGATGGTACAATCACATCACCTTACTTGAATATTAATTCAGTAAAGGTAGGTAGAGGGAATAACAATGTTGCAACTAACATTTCAATTGGATGTACGGTTGCATTTGCTAATACCGCAACGGGACCATTAAACATTGCAATTGGTGGATTTTCTTTAAAATGTAATACTACAGGATGTAGGAATGTTGGTATTGGACCGAACAGCCTTTACACGAATACTTCAGGAAATAGAAATATTGGTATTGGATATAGGTCTTTACTGTTGAACTCGAATGGTGCAGAAAACGTCGCAATAGGGGGACAATCTACTTTATCTTCAAATACCTCGGGAAGTAATAATGTTGGTATTGGTAGCTACGCTTTGAGATATACAACAACAGGAAATTACAACTTTGCGATTGGTAGTAGAGTATTAAATTGTAATACAACGGGAAGTTGTAATATTGGTATTGGTCGATTATCATTATATTGTAACACAACTGGTTGTCACAACACGGCATTTGGATTTTGTTCATTACGTAGTAATACTACAGGTTCACAAAATAATGCAATGGGTCAATACGCATTGAGAAGTAACACTACAGGTTCACAAAATAATGCATTTGGGCGTAATGCTTTACGAAGCAATGTTAGTGGTGTCAATAACGTCGCAATTGGTGATGGTACTTTATTTAATAATACAATTGGTAGTGGTAATTTAGCAGTTGGGTATCGATCTATGTCTTCAAACATAAATGGGGGTAATAATACCGCAATTGGTAGATACTCTTTACAATCTAACACACAGGGAACCTATAATAACGCGATAGGATTATCTTCATTACGTAATAACACATTAGGTTGTCATAATACGGCAATTGGTAGGTATTCATTGTTAAATAACAATACAGGTAACTTTAATACCGCAATTGGTCAATATGCTTTAAGAAATAATACGTCGGGTCTTCATAACATAGCAATTGGTTGTCAATCCTTACGTTATAATACAACAGGGTGTGATAATGTTTCGTTTGGACGAGACGCATTACGTTTCTCTACAACAGGCAGTAATAATATTGGAATTGGTAGAGAAACTCTATACGCATTTGGGGCTAAATATGACAACGTTGCGATAGGGTATCGATCTTTAAAATGCGTAACAACAGGATGTTGTAATATAGCAATTGGTAGACGAGCATCATATAATAATACAACTGGTAATAATAATGTTTCTATTGGATCGGGAGTATTATTTCAAAATACAACGGGTTGTCAAAATATTGGAATAGGAATATCTAATTTAGATAATAATACGACAGGTTATCAGAATATCTCCATAGGTGCGTCCGCTTCACTTGCCAATACAACTGGATCACGAAACCTTTCAATTGGGTACAGAGCATTATTTTCAAATGTTGGGGGTTGTTATAATATTGCAATAGGTCACTTTAGTTTATATTGTAGTAATACACTAAGTCACGAAATTGCAATTGGTTCGGAAGCTATGAGATATAGAGCCCCTTTCAATTTACCTGGACCTGCAAATATTGCTATTGGTCTGTTCGCCCTAAGGGGGTGTAACTATACGTATAAACAATGTGGATATGGAAACATTGCAATTGGCGGTTGTTCTCAAAGATATAACTCTACAGGACATTACAATATAGGTATAGGTAGTAACACATTAACTTTAAATAAAACTGGACGGCAAAATGTTGCTATTGGTGCAAATGCACTTAGAAATACAACAGCTTACAATCCATCCGTAGCGGTAGGTTTTTTAGCCTTATGTACCCAAACAACAGGTTATAATAATACTGCAGTAGGTACGAGAGCTTTACAATCAAATTCAACTGGTATTAGAAATACCGCAGTTGGTCATTTCGCATTAATATATAATACTGGAAATGACAATACTGGAGTGGGTTACAATACTCAAAATAATGGAGGAACTGCATATGCAAATAGTTCCTTAGGAAGTAAAACATTAGAGTCCAACATAGCAGGTTTTCATAATGTTGCTATGGGATATAGAGCATTAGCAAAAAATTTGACTGGTTTTAAAAATACTGGTTTAGGTTCTCGTTCAATAGAAAATAATACTTATGGTCATAATAATATTGGAATTGGTTATCAATCTCTATATAACAATAACACAGGATATCAAAACATTGCAATAGGTACTTGTAGTTTACTAAATAATACATACGGTCAATTTAATATTGCTCAAGGATATAGAGCCATGTATAATAACACGTATGGATGTTTTAACGTTGCAATTGGTAGATGTGTACTTGAAAATAATACAACCGCAAATGAAAACATTGCTATCGGTAGAAAACCTTTATTCTCAAACACTACAGGTACTCAAAACATCGCTTTAGGTAGAAACGCACTTATCTGTAACTCAACAGGAAATTACAACATTGCAATGGGTAGAACTGCACTATATGAAAATACAACTGGTGTAGGAAACGTTTCAATTGGTATTCGAACAATGGCATATAACAAATCAGGATCTTGTAATGTTGTTTTAGGTTATAGAGCAAATTATAATGGTTATCAGTCGTGTTTTAATGTGTTTATAGGTACTAAAGCAGGTTGTAATCATTCTTGTTATTGTACTAATGCTAATGTTGCAATAGGATTTCAAGCTTTATTCTCAAGTGTTGCAACTTCAGAAAACGTTGCTATTGGTACTGAAACATTATATGGTAATACTTCGGGTGGTGTAAACGTTGCAATAGGGGAAAGATCTCAAAGAAATTTAACTACAGGTCAAAGAAACGTAAGTGTTGGTTCGCGAGCCATGTATTATGCAACCACAACTAGATATAGTATTGGTGTAGGTGCTTGGGCGGGGTCTAAATTAACTACAGGTTATGATAATATTGCAATCGGTAGATGTGCATCTTATAATCAACCAACAACATCTAAGAATAATATTGCCATAGGTAGAGAAGCAAACTGTGCAACAACTTATCAAGGTGATAATAATATATTTTTGGGTTACAGAACTGGTATGCCGACTGGTAACTACACCGCTTCAGTTGCGATAGGTGGTTATACAGACATACAAGCTAGTAATTATATACACTTTGGTTCTGCAGTAGGAGGATTCAATTTGGGGGTTGTTAGTTCAGGTATTGGATGTACGGTTAGTGATATTTGGCCTGTTTATATCAATGGAGTGTTGAGAAAAATAATGTTATCTTGTTAAAAAACATAGACATTTTTATTAACTATAGTATTTTTTAAAATAAAAAATGGTACAAAAAATATTTTATAACACATCACTCCCAAGAGCAGGGTCTACATTACTTCAAAACATTTTGATGCAAAATCCTGAATTTTATTCAACACCAACTTCTGGCCTTGCTGATTTATTGATGACTGCAAGGAGTGTTTATTCAACAGGAGACGCATTTAGAGCTCAAGATCCTGAGGAAATGAAAAATGGAATGAAAAATTTCTATAAACAAGGTTTGTATGGGTTTTATAATGCAATTACAAATAGACCGTATGTTTTTGAAAAAAGTAGGGCTTGGATCGGTAATTATGGATTTTTGGAGTTTTTTGAAGAAGATATCAAAATGGTTTGTATGGTTAGAGACTTACGTTCTATTTTTTCATCAATGGAAAAAAACTTTAGAAAAAATCAACACAAAGATCCTATGATTGTCAATGGAGTTGAATTGAAAAATATGACAACAGTTGCAAGAATTGATCACTTCTCAACAACTCCACCTGTTGGTCCGTCAATTGAATGGTTATTTGA